GTGGCGCGGCGAGCGCAACTGGTTGGAGTGGCGCGGCGAGCGCAACTGGTGAGAGGGGCGCGGCGAGCGCAACTGGTGAGAGGGGCGCGGCGAGCGCAGAAGGAACCTGCACCGCAGCCGTTGTAACCGGGATTTACGGGAAAGCCAAGGCCGGCGAATTTGGCATGATCGCGCTCGCTTGGTGGAACAAATCCGCAGAGCGATCCGAGATGCGCTGTGCTCGCACCGGTAAGGGCTGCAAGTGCAAGGCTAACACCTGGTACACGCTCGACGACAAGGGCGAGTTTGTCGAGGTGAAGCCGTGACCATCCCCGCCCTTCGTCAATCGCTCGTAGAAACCGCTTCATGCCCACAGTCCTACCAGATGCAAGTTATCGAGGGCCACAAGATGCCCGGGGGCATGCAGTCCGCGCGCGGCACGGAAATCCATCACGTGATGTCCGAGTACATCCGCCACTGCGCCACTCGCAAGGTTCCCGCTGACTGGGCGAAGTTTGACGAACTCGCGCTCGGCGCCGGTGAGGAAGCTTCCCAGATCCTTGACGGCCTCCGCGACAGCTACACAGTCGACTGGGAGCACGTTCTCGAAACGGAGTTCACCCTCGGCTGGCACAGCGACAACGGGAACGATGCCGAGGGCACGCTTGACGGCCTCTACTTCCTGACGCCGGCGCACGCCAAGATCGAGGACTTTAAATCGCACCCGCGGCCTTTCGATGCCGACAAGCACTTTCAGGCAAAGCTCTATAGCTTCCTGGTGCTCGCGAACTACCTCGAAGTACAGGAAGTCACCTTCGAACTGATCTTCGTGCGCTACACCAACTGCCGGCGTTCCGTCACCTACACTCGCGACGACTTACCCGCGTTGCGCCAACAGGTCATCAATGCCCGTGCGCGCCAGGTGCGTCTGCATGAACGCCATGCGGCTGGTGAGCAGCTGGAGGCGTTGCCCGGGGCGCATTGCCAGTACTGTCCGCTGATCAAGGCTTTCGATTGCCCCATTGCACAGTTCAACGAGCACGCCACTCTAACCCTTGAGGAGCGCGCCCGGTTCGCGATCTGGGTCGAGCAGGTGAACAAGGTCAACAAGCAGGTGCTGCGCGACGCCGTGGATGCGAGCGGCAAGAACATCTGGGTGCAGGACGGCAACGGCCGAGTGTACGAATTCGGCTTCAACGACCGCGAGACTAAGCAATTTCCGCTACTGGCCACGCTGCCGTTTCTGTTCGAGCACCGCGACACCTATGAGAACGATGTCGAGTGGATCGGGAAGCTGCTGATCTCTTCAACCAAGCTCAAGAGCGCGCTGGGTGCAAAGAAGCGGGCGATCACCCATCAGGCGGTCATGGACAATGCGGCCGTAAGTGTAACCAAGACTAAGTTCGGCGTGACGCTGCCGGCGGAGACCGATGAGACGCCGGAAGTTATGGAGTGGGAGGACTGATGCGAATTTATGTCGCCAGTAGTTGGCGCTGCCCCTATCAGTCAGAAGCGGTTCAGAAGCTTCGCGCATTGGGCCATGAGGTCTATGACTTTCGCGGACCGGGTACCGGATGGGGTGAAGTAGAGGGCTCTGATGGAGGTTTCCGGTGGATGGAGGTGGATCCCGAATGGCAGAGCTGGGCGGATGATGTGCCGCGATACCTGCAGGGATTGAATCATCCACGGGCAATTGAAGGGTACAACCGCGACATGGATGCGCTCAAACGAGCTGATGCGTGCATCCTGGTCAACCCTTGCGGACAAAGTGCCCACGCAGAACTTGGCTGGGCGGCAGGGGCAGGCAAGCTCACTGCTGCATGGTGCCCGGCCATTCGAGAGCCGGATCTCATGCTCAAGATGGCCGAATACATCACCGACCGCTGGGATCAGATTGAGTTCTGGCTCCGCGTCCCACTGGAGCTCTAATGTCCTTCGCTAACTACACCATCGAGGCTGGCGAACCGCATCCCGAACCTATGCCGTGCCCGCAGTTCGCCGAGATGGTGCGCAACATCGACTTGCACCGGCTCGCGGACTATCAGAACAACACTATCTCGAACCTGCACTTATTCACGCGCCTGGTCTGGGAGAAGGCGCTGGGCAATCACATGGCGGCCTGCGAGGTCTGCCAGAAAGAGACAAAGGTCGATGTTAATTCTGGGCATTGATTTCGAAACTACCGGGCTCGACCCGAAGCAAGACCGGATCATCGAGGTTGGCGCTGTCCTCTGGGACTGGGAAGCCGGAGCACCGCTTCAGCTATTTTCAAGCATCGTCGACCCCGAGAGACCGATACCGGAAGAGATCACCAAGATCACTGGGATCACGGATGAGCTTATCGGGAAATATGGACAGACTGAAGCCAAGGGCCTCTCTGATCTTCGGTTCCTGTTCGGCTGTGCTGACTATGCGATGGCCCACAACGGCACAGCTTTCGACAAGTTGTTCTTCGACGCCGCCATTGAACGCCTGGGATGGATCAATTCGACCAAGACTTGGCTAGACACAAAGACGGACATCAAGTACCCCGAGCACATTACCACGCGCAACCTGCGCCATCTGGCGAGCGAGCATGAGTTTCTGAATCCGTTCTCGCACCGTGCCGTGTTCGATGTCCTGACAATGCTGCGCGTGGCCAGCCAATACAGCCTCAGCGAGATCATCGCGCGCGCCAACGAGCCGACGCTGTTCGTGCAGGCTCTTGTGAGCTTCAACGAGAAAGATCTAGCGAAGGCACGCGGCTATTACTGGTGCGCCCCACAGAAGGTGTGGTGGAGAACCTTCAAGCAGTCCGACTATATGGCCGAGCGGGATACCTGCGGTTTCCAAACGGCCATCTTGCCCGGTTCGCCGGAATAAAAGGAGCCACATGAAACTGAACCGCTTGAAACTAATCGACTGGCGCAACATTGTCGAGGCAGAGTTAGAGTTGAAGCGCCTTGTCGTCATCAGAGGCGCAAACAAGCAAGGCAAGTCCTCGATCCAGCAAGGCATCGAGTACGCCATCACCGGCCGCTGCGATGGTCTGGACGCCAAGGGCACTGCAGCCGAGCGACTCATCCGCCAGGGCGCAGACAAGGCCGGTATCGGCATCCGCCTGCAGGCCAACAAGGAAGTTCAACTGCGCTGCACTCTGACGGAGAAGTCAGGCCGCGACGTCAAGTTCAAGGATGACTCCGACCCGACTTATACCGGAGACGTAGTGCGCCAGTGGCTCGAATCGCAGAAGCCGGTTCTGTCCTGCCTGCTGAATGGCCGCTACTTCATCGGCCTGAAACCTGCCGAACAGAAGACGCTTCTCTCGTCGATCATTCTGCCCGACACTTACGAATGGCCCGAAGCCATCAAATCTAAGTGCAGCGCCGTCCATATCTCGGCATCGATACCGTGGGATAAGTCGCCATTCGAGATCATCGAGGCAGCTTATAAGCTTGCCTTCGAGAAACGAACGGACGTTAACCGCGACCTGAAGAACCTCCACATCCCCGATGCGATCGCGGCACCCGAAGGCCTGGGCGACATGGCCGCCGTCCGCGAGAAGCTTACTCAACTGCGCGGTGACCTGACCAAGCTCAGCGAAGGCCGCTACGCACAACAGAAGGCGCACTCGAAGGCAGAGAGCGATATCCGCGTTCTCGAAACCCGCATCGAGAGCCTGACGGCGAAGATCAGGATGGAACAATCGGCGCTCTCGACAACCGACATCAGCATTCTAAGCGGCAAGGCGTTGAAGGATGCGCAGACCACGGCGGGCAACGAAAAGCGCCTGGGCAAGATGGAGAAGGAGCTTGAGGCCGTCCGCGCTGAAATCGCCGGCGTTAAGGCCATCCTCAAGACCTTCGATTCGCTCGATGGAAAGAGAGCCTGCCCGACCTGCAAGCGCGATGTCACGGACGAATGGCTGCTCTCCGCGATGGAGCCCCACGTCACCCGCAATAACAACCTGATGGTGTCGGAGAACAACATCATGCGCGAGCAGGGCGGCCTAGGAGATGTCGCGGCGGCCAAGCGGAAGCTTGAGGACCATGAACGCGCCCTGGCTTCCCAGAAGCGCTCGCAGGCGATCCTGGCCGAGACGGAATCGCTCTTGAAGACGGCGCGCGAAGAGTTGGATGCACTGAACGCTGCGATGCCGCCAAAGCCATCCGAAGGCGACGACCCGCAGTCGATTGTGATGCGCGAAGAGATGCGCAACCTTGAATCGAAGCTCGAAGCCGTAGCCGTTGCCGAAGCCCGGGCCAAGGAGATCGAACGCGCGAATGAGCAACACAAGAAGCTCGCGCAGGCCTCTGGGGTGCTCGATAGCCTGGTCACTTACTTCGGAAAGGACGGCGTCAAGGCCGAACTGCTGAAGGAGCACATCGGCGGATTCACCTCCGCGATGAACGAAGCCCTTGCGTCATGGGGTTACGCCTGCAGCTTCGAGATCGAGCCCTACGGGTTCCGCGTCACCAACATGGCGAAGAACACGACGCACGCCATTGAGTTGCTCTCCGGATCGGAGAAGCTGCGGTTCTCGGTTGCGTTCCAGGTCGCCCTGGCGCAGGTGAGCGGCATCCGGATGGTGGTAGTGGATGAGTGCGATGTCCTCGACTCGGAGGGAAGAGGAGCGCTCTACCCGATGTTACTGAGCGCCGACATCGACCAAGCGATTGTCATAGGCACAAATGAAAGTCGCGAAGTGCCTGATGTTGATGGCGCGATCTTCTACATGATGGTCGATGGCAAGGCGGAATTATTGGTGCCCGCAGAGGTAGCCGCCTGATGCCCCTACTCAATTTCAAATCGCAGTTTGTTGACCCTATCCGCAGTGGGCGGAAGCACCACACCATCCGCGCCAAGCGTAAGGTGCCGGTCAAGGTCGGCGACCTGCTCTATCTCTACTGCGGCCTGCGCCAGGCGGGCGCTTACCGCATCCTGCCAGAGCCGGTGCGGTGCACGAAGGTGTTGCCGATCAGCATCGAGATTAAGACGCGGCCTGAGTACCAGCTAATTTGCGTGCTGATAGATGGCGAGATGCTCGACTCGGATGAGGCGGAGCAGTTAGCGCATGCAGATGGCTTCGATAACTTCGCCGCGATGATGAAGTTCTGGGAAGGTCGCTTGCCGTTCAGAGGCGAGATCATCCACTGGCAACTCCCGGAGGTGCGGTGATGAGAAAAATCGACTGGCGCGCGATCTTTGCCAGGGACAACAAGGGCCTGCCCACCAAGCCGCCGGGCAGCAACCTGGACCAGCTATGGAAACGCAGACCGAAGGAGGTGCGGTGATGGCATTCCCTGCAACGCGCGCAGCCCTGAAGGCCTCCGGTTACCGCTTCGAAAATCACTCCATCTGCCGTGGCTGCAAAGAGCCTATCGAATGGTGGACTAGCCCGAAGGGAAGGAAGATGCCCTTTCAGCTTATGGCGGTTGATGATAGCCCGGCGCTCGCTCACTTCGTCTACTGCCCGAACGCCGAAGACTTCCGCAGCGGGAGCACGGGCCGATGAGGCCCCGTAAGGTAGTTCTCATTATCGATCCGCAAGAGGATCGTCGCGGCATAACCCGGTTCACGCTCTGGACTAACTTCTTCAACGCTGTTGGTGTCGCTTCCATCCATGAAGCGCGGTTGTTTATAGGTGAAGGTCTGAGCGCTGATGTGATACTCGGCTACTGGCCGATTGACGAAGCATGGTTCGCTCAGCTGGGTCACGAGTTCGGCGTCCCTACGCTCTACATGGTTGACCAGGAGTCGCACGGTCACCGCTTGTCGAACGCAACTCTCCACGCCGTGCACACAGCGACGTTCGAGCTGGTCGAGCGCATCAAGATCCTTACCGCCCGCAAGCGCGGCCCGAAGCCGAAGCCGGTCATCAGCGCGCAACCGCAGATCGAGGTGGCCAGTGCCGGAGCTTGAATCGATTCGCGACATCGCCAGGCGTCTCCTTGCCGACATCAACCGCAAGCGCATCGAGCGCGGGCAAACTAAGTTGGTCAGAGAAGTCCCACCAGCAGTCCAACCTATCTACGCAAAGCAGGAATGGCCCTTCGCTCTCGATGAATTCGATAAAGAGTTCCTTCGCAAACAAAGGATCCGATATCTATGAAGCTCAAGCGTACTGAGAAAGAAATTGCCTTTGCCCGCACCCAAGGTCGGAAGTTGTACGACATTCGAAAAGCCAGGAAGTTATCGCGCCGCCAACTCGCGAAGGCGTGCGGCCTGAACCCGGCCATGATCTACCGCATTGAGATGGGGGACACGACGGCGACTGCATTTGTACTCGATGCCGTTGCGGACGCGCTTGGTGCCACTGCCGATGATCTATTCCCGCGCCCCTGCCGCATGGTTCCGATTTCGATGGCGGCCACGTTTGGAGAAAGCAGAGCCTACGCATGATCACTGTCGAGCAGTTCAAAGAGCGCGTCACGGCGCTATGGGAAAGCCAGAAGCGTATGGCCGCTCCGAAGAAATGGCATTCGGGGAAGCGCGCCGGCACGATCCGTAAGCCGGCAAGCAACATCCTGTTCACCAAGCAGGAGCTTGGGCAGTGGCTGTGGCAGCAAGTTGGCCTGAACGCCATCTTGTGCCCGTATTGCAATCTTCCCATCGACATCATCTCGCTGACGCTTGACCACATCCTGCCGCGCTCCGTTGGTGGCGAGTTCTCCCTACCGAACATGCAGGTAACTTGCAAAGACGACAACGAGCGCAAGGGGAACCTTACCCACGAGGCCTATCTCGCCCTGCTGAAGTTCATGCGCGGCGAGCTTTCACCGTACGATCAGGGCATTTTGCTTACCCGCCTGAAGGCCGCAAATGCCGGCTCCGGAGCGCGCTTCTTCCGCAACAAGCAAGCGCAGGAGCGTAAACCGCAACCACCGGTGCCCCCACCGGCAAAACAGCCCGCCCTCGATTTGTTGGGCGAGTTCTAACCAAGGAGATTCTGTGGCCAAAAGGTCTAAAAAAACGGATTTCTTCCCGGGCATCCGGCGGGAATGCACCCTCAGCAAGTACGAGCTGCTCGAAACCACCGGTGAAGAGAAGCGCTCGAAACTCACCATCGACATCCCGCTTTCGGATCGCGACCTGAAGGGAATCCCGGATTGGGTCGCAGGTCCATTCAGCGAGATGGCCAAAGCCGAATCGCTCACCGGGCGTTCCGCCATTGAAGCCATATGCGACGGCATGACGCTTGAAATCTTCTCTACCGACAAAGTCAAGCGCCGCACCCTGATGTCTACAGGCGTCATGATCACCGGCTTCAGCCTCGTGGCCACCGGAGACGGCGACAAGCGCGACATTGCGCTCAGCGCCGTGATCTATGTCCCGGCCAACATCACGCTGCACCAGTGGGCATGGGATCACATCCACAAGACATTCTTCGCCGCTTTCGAATACTCGCAGACCGAGATGGACTTCCAGGCCGCGGGCGATTCCGATGCCGACGAAGAGAACGACGAAGAACAGCAAACGCCGGAAGGCGATGAACCGGAAGCCATCGAAGGCGATGACGAGTACTCCGCGCCCGCAGTGGCCGCCAGGGCACGCCGCAACATCGCCAGCGTCCAGTAAAGGGAATTCACTCCACCAGGAGGTGCGCAAAGCCGTACAAGGAGTCTTACCTTGAATATCTTTGCCGCCTCCCTTGCGCTCTGCCTAACTTGCGTCATCATAGCCCGCGCGCAGCAACCGGAATGCGCACCACACCTGGATGTTCCACCTATCCGATTGGAGCAGTTATGGCTTCCGCCGGTCGACTTACCGCAACAAGGCAAGCTGATCATCACGCTGCGGGTCTGCGCGCCAAGCGATGGAGACCCTGGGTGCCAAATACGCCGCGCCGAATGGCAACGGGTCAAGGACGAAGTAGACCTGCACGGGCTGATCCTTGAAGACCTGCGCAACACAAAGGCTGGCCGGGTGGATTACTCGCTGCGCAGCCGCATCAAGGCCATCAGTAGGCGCCTGGCCGACAACCGCTACGAATGAAGGGGTCTAACATGCGCAAGTTCTGGATCAAGGTCGCACAGATCGCCGCCGGCATCGTGCTGGCAATTGTAAGCCTCGGGTTCTTCGCAGGACTGCTGCTGGTCTTCGCTGGACTCTAAACATAACCGGCTTCATCAAAGCAAGGAGATTACGCTCGTGAGAAAGCTCTCCCTTTTCCTTCTCGCCGCCATGTTGTTCGTGGCAGGTACGGCAGTAACAAGCGCACAAACCTATACCGGCACCGTCGGGCAGTTCAACTGCGGTCAGTTGGCCGTCAGTTGCGACGGCCTGCCGCTGCTACTCAACAACGGGACCGAACTGGTGAACGAATCAATTTGGTTCGATCAGAACGTAGAGGCAGATTTTGTCGTGTTCCCGCTCGATCCCCTTGGCTTGGACACCTCGAACCCGAACCTCCTTGCCAAGATCACCAGCCCCATCCAGCAACTCAGCACCGCCAAGGGAACGCAGACCATCTACCTGATGTTCAGCGGCACAGACAGTAAAGGCAAAGCGTACTCGGGGGCAATGAATTTGCACTACACCACCTACTTGGTTGTCGGGCGCGGTGGCGGTGGGTGGCATTGGGTCGTGACCGGGGGAACAGTGGCGATCACTTATCCGCCAAGCTCCAGCGGCCTCACTGTGCGTCCCATGGCCAATGATCCCTGCTTTGGTGGCCAGATAATTCCCGGCCCTTACCAACCAACGGGCTGGCGTCTCTTGATTGCTGACTGGTGGTGGGGAGAAGCCTGTTGGGTGGATGGTTCAGTTAAGTATGTGATCTACGATTACCCTCTCTTGTAGCCTGCGCAGATTAGGATATTGGCATGACCGAACTGCGTTGGACACTAGAAAGTGTTTTATTCATCGTGGTTGTCTTAGGGTCAGCTTTCGTGCTTGGATGGCTGATCCGAGACCTTCAGATACGGCGAGTTAAAAGACAAAGAAACAAGCCGCCAAGGTCGCAGTAACCATAAACTAACGATTTGCCTCCGGGGAGGTGTGGAAGCGCCTCCCTTCTTTTTGCTCTTCTGGGGATAGAAATTGTCTACGAACGCCACACCAATTCCAACCTCAATCGACGCAGAGCGCGCACTGCTGGGCGCCGTCATCCTGGACGAAAGCTCCCTCTGCGAGATCGAGGAGCAGATATGCCCAGAGGACCTTTACCTTGATTCTCACCAGCGCATCTTGCGGCGCATGATCGAGCTTTCGAAAGATAAGCGGGCAATTGACATCGTGACGCTCTCGGAACTTCTGAGCCGGCACAAGGAAATTGAAGCTGTCGGCGGTGTGGCCTTTCTAGCCAGCCTGACAGAAGGGCTTCCGCGCCGGCCAGTCATCACCGAGTACATTGCCATCGTCAAGAACAAGGCCCTTCTGCGCCGACTCATGATGATCGGCACAGCGACCGTAGAGCGCGCCGCCGATCAATCGGAGAGCGCCCTCGAAGTCGGGCAGGCAATCGCATCGCAGCTCGAACAGACCATCGCCGCCGGGGCTGTACGCCGCCTTGTGCGCGCCGGTGACTTCCTTTCCGACAAGTTCCCCACTGCGGAATCCATGGTGGAGCACGCCGCCCGTACGCAGGGTGTAAAGACAGGCTTCGATGAGTTCGACGCGCTGACATGCGGGCTGCAGAAAGAAGAGATGGTGATCGTGGCTGCAAGGCCATCGATTGGTAAGACGGCCTGGCTTGGCAACGTCCTCGAACATATCTCGGTCAACCAAAACAAGCCGACGGCGTTCTTCTCTGTAGAGATGTCTAAGCAGGCGGTCCTCACGCGCATGGTCTGCTCCCGCGGCCACGTGCCGCTGCAGACGTTTCGCAAGGGCCGTGTAAGCCCTGAAGAGATGGCGTACTTCCGCAACGCCAAGCAGGAGATCGAGGACGCGCCGCTCTACATCGATGACACGCCGCGCATCACCCTTTCGCAAGTTCGCTCGCAGGCTTTGTGGCTGAAGAACAAGGTGGACTTTGTCCTGCTGGCAGTAGACCACTTGGGCAAGATGTCGACCGATGACGCACCCCGCCGCTATTCGCGCGAACAGGAAGTGGCGTGGCTGAGCGCCGGGCTGGCCGCCTTGAGCAAGGAATTGAAGATCCCGGTCGTAGTGCTCTGCCAGCTTTCGCGCGAACTTACGAAACGGGATGACAAGCGGCCAAAGTTGTCCGACCTGCGCGAGTCGGGATCGATCGAGCAGGATGCGGACCTGGTGGCGTTCCTGCACCGGCCGGAGTACTACGACCCGGAGGACGCGACCCTCAAGGGAAAGGGCGAAATCATCGTTGCGAAGCAGCGGCAGGGTCCGACCGGCACGCTTGAGGTCCGCTACGAGGGCTCCATCACGCGCTGGAGCGATGTGAACAAGTACCAGGAACAGACTTCTTTTATGCAGGAATGGATGCGGTCATGACTCTTACTTACGAAGACTTTTTGCGGGCCAAGGTTCTCTCTACGCCGGATATGGGCATCTCCGTCACCGATGACGAGATCAATCCGATCCTCAAGCCACACCAGCGCGCCATCGTGAAATGGGCACTGCGCCGCGGCCGTGCGGCCATCTTTGCAGCATTCGGGCTTGGGAAGTCGGTGATGCAATTGGAAGTCTTGCGGCTGCTGATCAAGCACATGGGTGGACGTGGGTTGATAGTGGCGCCGCTCGGTGTGCGCCAGGAGTTCATGCGCGATGCGCAGATGTTGGGGATTGGACTCACATTCATCCGCTCTGTCGAGGATGCTAGTCTCGTCGGACTCTTCATCACCAACTACGAAACGGTTCGCGATGGCAAGCTGGACCCGCGGCAGTTCACCGCTGTCTCACTCGATGAGGCGGCCTGCCTCCGCGGTTTCGGCGGCACGAAGACCTTCCGGCAGATGATGGGTTACTTCGAAGGCAGCGGCATGTACCGCTTCGTGGCCACGGCGACGCCATCGCCGAATGACTTCATCGAACTGCTGGCCTACTCGGCATTCCTCGACGTGATGGATGTCTCGGCCGCGAAGACCAAGTTCTTCAAGCGCAACTCAGAGAAGGCCGACGAGCTCACGCTCCTGCCCCACCGTGAACAGGACTTCTGGCTTTGGTGCTCGACCTGGGCAGTCTTTCTCCAAAGCCCTGCGGACCTTGGCTTCGACGCGACGGGCTACACGATGCCACCGATGGAAGTTGTGTGGCACGAGATTCCATCCGACCATGAGAACGCCGGCATGGACCCAAGCGGCCAGGGTCGCCTGTTGCGGAATGCCGCCATCGGCCTGGGCCCGGCCGCCAGCGAGAAGCGCGACAGCCTGACGCGCCGGGTCGAGAAGATGGCCCAGATCGTGGTTTCGAAGGATGACGACATCTTCGAGCGCGATCAGTTCATCGTATGGTGCGACCTGAACGACGAGCAGCATGCGGTGGACGCAACGCTGCGCGGCATGGGCATCACGTTCTCTTCGCTCTATGGCAGCCAGGATATAGACAAGCGCGAACCACTGATGTCCCAGTGGCGCAATCGGGAAACGACGGCCTTTGTCAGTAAGCCTTCGATGTATGGCGCCGGCGTCAACCTTCAGCAGTGTCACCACGCGATCTTTCTCGGCGTCGGGTACAAGTTCTTCGACTTCGTACAGGCTATCCACCGGATTCAAAGGTTCCTGCAGAAGCATCCAGTACGGATCGAGATCATCTACACCGAAGCTGAGCGCGAAATCCGCCGGGCCCTTGAAGAGAAGTGGGAGCAGCACAAAGAACTTGTCTCCAACATGACGGCGATTATCCGCAAGTACGGCCTCGGGGCGAACGCGCTGGCTGATGAAGCGGTCCGAAAGATGGAGATCGAGCGGGTGGAATGCCGCGGCGACAACTGGATCATGGTGAACAATGACTGCGTTCCCGAGACGGCCAACGTCATGGCTCCGGACAGCGTGCACCTGATCCTGACTTCGATTCCCTTTTCCACGCAATACGAGTACTCGCCAAGCTTCCGGGACTTCGGCCACACTGAAGACAACGAACACTTCTGGACGCAGATGGACTTCCTGATCCCGAACCTGCTGCGAGTACTCCAGCCGGGCCGTGTGGCTGCCATCCACGTCAAGGACCGGATCACGCCTGGCGGGTTGACCGGCCGCGGGTACCAGACGGTCTCAAGGTTCTCAGATGCCTGCTGCGATCGCTTCGAGAAGCACGGCTTCGGATTCCTCGGCCGCAAGACCATCGTCACCGATGTCGTCAGGGAAAACAATCAAACTTACCGCCTCGGATGGACGGAACAGTGTAAGGACGGATCGCGCATGGGCGCCGGGATGCCGGAGTACTTACTCCTGTTCCGCAAGGATCCTTCCGACACGTCGAACGGGTACGCTGATGTGCCCGTGGTGAAGGACAAAGCCAGTTACACGCGATCACGCTGGCAGATTGATGCCCACGGCTTCATGCGTTCGAATGGCAATCGCTGTCTGGCACCAGAGGACCTGGAGAGCGTTCCGCACGAACGCATCTTCAAGCTGTTTCGTCAGGACTCGATGCGCCAGGTGTACGACTTCGAGCGCCATGTGCAGTTGAGCGAGTCGATGGAGCGCTGCCAGGAGTGCGGGCACATCCACGTGGGTGACCGGAAGTGTGGCCAGTGCCCCTGCAAGATCGCGGGCAGCCGACTGCCGTCAACGTTCATGCTGCTGCAGCCGCAAAGCTGGCATGAAGACGTGTGGACCGATGTGGCCAGGATGCGCACGCTGAACGGCGCGCAGCACTCCGCCGGGCGCGAGCTCCATGTTTGCCCTCTCCAGTTCGATATCGCGGACCGGGTCATAACTCAGTTCTCAATGGAAGGTGAGGTTGTGCTCGATCCCTTCTCGGGGATTGGAACAGTGCCGATGCGGGCGGTCGCCTTGGGCCGCAAAGGGTACGGCATCGAGTTGGCAACCAACTACCACCTTGACGGCGTGATGTACGTGGGCGAGTCCGAACGCAAGCTTGCGGTGCCGACGCTGTTCGACCTGCTGGACATGGAAGAGGAGAGTGTCGCATGACGAAAGACAGATTGGCTGCCCTTGACCGGGCATTCAAGGCAATCAGCGCCGCGCGGAGGCATGCGCACAGGACTCTTGGCTCCGGCACACCTGGAACGGGGCAGGTCGTCTGCCCGGCCTGTTGGCGCGGCATCATCACCTATTCCGTGATCGCGCCAAGGGGCCGCATGGACGGTAGTTGCACCACGGAAGGCTGCGTGCGATGGACCAATCAGTGAAGGTCTGTCCGGCATGCGGGCAGCCGCTTCCGCAAGCGCGTGGCAAGCGAGTCTGCTGCGACTGCCAGAAGCCGATTCGCCGCCACGATAAGTGGTTTATCGGAACCGACGGCAAGTTGCACCACAAGAGTTGCGAGAACCCGGAAGATGTGCACGGTGAGCCGATAAGGTCCGCAACGCTGGAGTTATTGCCATGATCCTGAACAAGCGAGAACGCGAGATGTTGCGTATGAAGTTCGGCGGCAAGTGCGCCTACTGCGGTTGCGACTTGAACGGTAAATGGCACGCTGATCACGTTGAGCCGGTGAATCGCAAACTAAAGAGCGTGCGCGATGAAAAGAGGAATGTGAGCCGGATGGTTGCGGCGGGTGGATTCTGGAGCCCTCAGAACAACAGACCGGACAATCTATTTCCATCTTGCCCCGCATGCAATATCGACAAGGGAGCTAATACGCTCGAAGGCTGGCGCGAATACCTGCACTATCGGATTGTAGATCGGTTGCGGGAAAACTCATCCACATTCCGTCATGCTGAACGATTTGGAGTCGTTAGCATCAACCCGGCCCCGCTAGTGTTCTGGTTTGAGCAGTTCCGCGCCGCGCTCTCCGCTGCCCCGCCCCCAGCTGAGCAGATCCTCGACGAAGTCCATCACTCCTAAAACAAGAAGGCCGCCCTCTCGGACGGCCACTTGTGCTCTGGCAACTAACGCGATCTCCTTTCTTCTCCGTAATTCGTACCCAACTAAGGTGTGTGCCGCGCCAAAAGCGCCGCGAAATCCCAAAAGTCCGAAGAATAGGCGCGCAGTTTTATGTACCAGGGCTTGGGTGCCAGGTAATCGCTGGTCGCCTTGTCCGAGACCCGCATGGCATCTGCCGTGATCCCGTCAATGTTTCCCGTGGTCGCATCGAGGTGCACCATCAGCGATGTCAGATGCGGATCGTTGATTCGGTCATTCAGGGAGTCGATTGCTGCTTTTCCTGATACCGTGGCCGCGTCCAGGCTGCTTATGAGCGGCTTTGTCGCCTGCAGGGTGGCCTTACCCTCACCTACGGTCTCCGTGAGCGCCTGAGCCGTCCCTGTAAGCGCCGTGAGGGTAGATTGCGCATCCTTGGCAGTCCCGTGCAGGTCTGCGAACAGTTGGCGCTCCTGAGCGTCCAGGATGCCGAGCTGCTGGTCTTCATGCCGCGCCGCCATGTCGATATGGACCGTGGTGCTCTTGAGGGCGAGCAGAAGCTTGTCGGTCTCCGTAATGGTGCCGGTGGGCCCGTTGACCCGCTTGAGGGTCGCGTCCAGGTCCTTGGCCGCCTGGGTGGCCGCGGCGCCGGCGTTGGCAACCTGCTTGAGCGCAACGCAGCCGTACCAGGAGAGTGCGGCAACGGCAAAGGTCGCCGTCAGGGTCAGCATGGAGAGCGCGAGGCGGATGAAGCGGTACATGGGCTTACTCCTTCGGCCGGTACGGATCGATCTTTTCGAAGTGGCAGAGAAACGCAGCGTTGCAGATGATGGCGTCGGTGTTCGCGTCGTTCGCGTTCCCGTTCTCCATGTAGTCCAGCAGGTGCCCCATGAGATGACTGATGGTCGCCTTGCGGAATTCCTTGCCACCGCTGCGCCAGTTATTCTCGCCATGCTTGGTAGCGCCCAACGTCAGGCGTCGAGCTAGTCCTTCGACCGCAGCGCGCGGCACAAGATCGAAACGCACCTCCATCGAAGACCGTGTTGCACCACCCTCGAAGGCAACCTTCCCAGACTCGATACTGGCAATCTGATTCGCCACGGCATCCCAGTTGTTTTCGAATCGGATCGCCTTGTCGTCTATATAGAACGCCGCGTAGGGCTTGCCTTTTGTTCCGTCATCGATCTCGTCGTAGGGGACATGGTTGTCATCGAGGAAACCGATCATGTCTCTGACCACGCCACGATTCATGTCGAGTGTCTCGCCGTCCGACGCGAACACTTCGGGGAAGAATTTGCAGGTCCGGCATGACCAAATAATGATCCAGTAACCAAGCGACCGGATCTTAGCTAGCGCCTCACAGGCACCTGGCTTCAAAGACCCGATGGCTGGGTAGCTGGAATCACAGATGGTTTTGTCGAAGTCCACGGCAACAATCTTTTCGATGTTCGGTGGCGTCTTATCCATTTTCTTTTCCAATCGGGACTCCCAAACAAATCGCCTATATCGTCATCGTCATCGAAGTCGAGCGTCCACTCGAACACGGCTATCTGTACCGGCGTTCGTAGAACCCACGATCAAAGAAGGGGAAGAACTCGTGGCGCACGCGGTCAATGTGGCCGTCCGACTTGTCCTGCTGAATCTCCACAATGAGGAAACCCACCATGGCCTGCAGGCGCTTCTTTCGCATGAAGAGCGTCTGGTCACACGTGCATCCAGCCTGGACGGTCGTTACTTCGCGCGGGTACCCGACGTTGTATTTGTGGTAGTGGCCGACAAGTTCGATCGAGGGCTTCTCGCCGCCCTGGTAGCTCTCGACGCGCTTCTGGTCGGTGTAGGAGATGGCGTAAGCCGAGCCCCCCCCCGGATGCACCACGCGCATCACTGCGGATCCGCCAGGCGACTTCAATTCAACGTCAGCCTCGGCATATCCCAAGTACTTGAGGTCCTCGCGCCCGCCCTGTTCCGCCCGAAGCTGCAGGTAGCGCCCGATTTCGATGCACTCGCGCTGCTGATACCACCCTTCGTGGTCATCACCGGCGATGTAGCGCGTCGTGATGCCCTTGCGTTGCGGGTAGTTCTCGAGCATGTAATCGATCTGCGCGTCCATCCCGGGACGCACGATGCATTCGGGTTTGGTGAACCGGTGCTCTCCATCGATCCAATTGCCCGGGTTGAAGACTGTTGTGATGCCCTCGCGCTCAAAGGCGTCGTAGGCGGCCGTCAGTACGTCCAGCCGGCTATGCTTGTTGCACAGGTGATTGTCAGAAACCACGCCGAACCGGTGATTCCACTTCTCGGTCGTCGCCGCCACTGGCGTTACGGTGCGCTCGACATGCTCCACTGACTGCATGGCCCAGCGATCATCAAAGGACTTGCCAACCAGGACGCCGCGGCCCTGCATGGCGACAATGGCTTCTTCGACGCGCCGCGGACTCCAGTCAAGCACATCTGCCAGTTCGACGGTGGTCATTGGGTGGCTTTTAAGCGCCTTGATGACTTCCTGATGGGTAGCCGGTTCGTCAGCCTTCTTTGGCTCAGGAGCAGCGGCCACGCTGCCAACAAACTTTTGTCGGTAGCTCAGTACGGTAGAGTGATTGATGCCAAGACGGGCGCCTATCTTGCGGTCAGACAATCCCTGCCCGACAAGTTCAACGATCTTTTTCTGTATAGCTTGATCGAGCGGTCTGGTTGGCATCGTTACTCCCAGTCTGGGATGTCTACCGTTTGGCCTGCGAGCTTATGGGTTGAGTCGGGAAGGAACTGAATCCTGCCGCCGTTCACAAACGAATGGCATTCACCAGGGATGTTCAGCGATGGCGTCAGCGTCGGGGCTTCGAGGCTCCCGTTCCACTGCCAGACGTGATGGCCAATCGGATTCGGCGGCATGGGACCACCAACAGCCTGCACCAGGATGCGATGGCCGCATTCACAGCCGGGGCAGTGGAATACCGCCCACCCGCTTTCGCTGACCCGCATCTTGGCCGCCATATGCTCACCTGAAAAATCGGGCCGACCCTTTCGGACCGGCCCAGTTGCGTTCTCTCTGTTACGAGAGTCTGTTTAGATGTTGATCCCCAGCGTCTTCGCGAATGCCTGCACTTCGGGCCACACCGCCTTGATGTCGCTGATCTGCGCCGGCAGTAGGGTCAGGTTAACGGGGTTCGACACATCGGCCGACACGTCCGAGACGACCTTCTGAATGCCGCCAAGAATCACGCCGAGCGCGGCAACGGCCGCCGGGGCCACGGTGATCTTCTGCTCTGCCTTGTTGAGCCATCCGAGCACGTCTTCGGCCGCTACTTCGATTCCTTTTTCCACGTTAAGAAAGATGTTGGGCACTAGAACATTCTCCTTACTGCTTGGGTTCGTTCCCCGGAAGCTGCACCGTTGGGGACTGGGTTGCGTTGATGGCGCCGGCGTGGCCTACAAAGGCTCCAAGGGCGCCCGAAACAAGATTGCTTGCGATCGCCAGAATGGCCAGGACGATCTTCTCCTCGGTCGGGTGGAACAGGCATGCGATGGCCAGCACGACGCCCAGCACTGCCAGAATGACGGCCCAGAATGGCTGCGGAAGCGTCATAGCATCCCCAATACGAACTTCCCGATCAGGAAGCCGAAGACGAACCCAATAGGCCACAGCGCGAGATAGGCGAGACGCTTCATTGACGCCTTCATTGTCGAGATAGATCGTTTGTAAGTCAACCAACTACCGTCATGTCGCTTGATAACATCAGCGCCACATCATGCGCCCTCTTGCCCACCTGCTCGGCCCACTTAGACGCAAGCGCCTCATTGGAAGCAGAAATCCAGTCACCATCTTTAACATCAGCGATGAAGTGGTGAAAGGTCAGGAAGTGGCCTTCCCCCATGAAGGCCATGTCGATAAGAGCCACCTGGCGATTGACGGAATAGGTTGAAAACTCAGGGAATACGTTGGTCAACCACTCGATGGTGGAGATGATGCACTGGGACAGAAGGTGGTCGCACTGCTCGGGCGTAAGATCCGCGGTGCCGGCCAGCAGAGCATCGTAATCGGCGCCGATCCGCATGACCATTTCGCGCGCGCCAGGCTGCGCGAGATTGAAGCCGACGCCGATGGTCCAGATGCCTAGAGAGTCACGGTAGCGGCGCAGTCTTTTGCCTTCATGCTTGATAAGAAGCGCGCATGCTGATTCGATAACGTTCGGCTCGGTGGGCATCAGGGTAACCTCACTTGTGGAAGTATGGCGCCAGAGCGCGCGCGATTTCACAGACCCCCGCGCACACTCCAACGGTCGTCGCTACGATCTTCACGAACTTCACTATGCCAGCTATCTGCATCTCAATCCTCTCGAACGCCGCGATTTTCTCTGCGTGTTCCTTAAGGGCCGGATCGACGACCAGCGTCCGCCAACTTTCAAGATCGCCGAGGCGATGGTCAACCGTGTTGTGAGATTCCGGCATTTCTGCTCCCCAATTTGAAGTGGTCATGGCTTTGTGTCGGGTATCGAAGCGTATTCAACTGCGGTGCTTAGAACTGAGTTCCCTGTGAGTGGCCCTCAATCGGCCCGATTCTGACGTGCGTCGCTGCAGCCGTCAAGGTTGTGTTAGCGAAAAAGTCGTACATCTGCTCCCCGGTCCCTATGAGTTTGGTGGAGTTAGTCACACAAGTTCCGCTGGTTGCGGGGGTGGTTGTGTTGAGACACGCCGTTACACTGGCCATCGACGCCGCCCACGTCATGGACGCAAACACTGTAGCCACTGTGGGCGCAACCGATCCGATGGCGGTACAAGCCGGGGTTCCGGTGTCGTTGTCGGTGCAGAGCAGGTAGGTGGTGTCGCTCAGGGAAGTGTCGTAGCGAATGAATGCGTAGTCACAGGAGGCTGGATTGCTTCCCGACGCCACGGCCACGATGGTGCTCATGGCGCAGGTATGAGTGCCCCCCACCACGCCCATCTGAATACGTGCATTCGAGGAATAATCCCCGCTGGCCGAGAAAGACCATGACCATAAAAGCTGCGGTTGACTTCCGGCACGCCACTCATACACAGGTGTGGTGGCGGAAATTTGGGAGGCAAACCCAGCGCAATTTCCACTGGTGCCTCCCGATGTCCACTGATCCTGCACCGGGCCGCTGGCCGTGGCGGAGGTTACACCTATAGATGCCGTGCTAGCACAAGGGATGAAAGTTGACCCTGCAATCGTCGTAGTCGTCGCGCCGCCAGGATACCAACGCTCAACCAGTCCGGCATAAGGTATCTGCGTTCCTGCACCCGCCGGAATTGTGCATGTGTTGGTATCACCTTCCAGGTAGCAGCCTGTGGTCGTAGAGCCATACAGTGAGGTCACGTTAGCAGCGGTCGCAGTGGTTGTCTGCCCGGCAGCGGTGCGCCTTACGATTCCGTTTGCGCCCGAATCCTGCAAGACGGATACAGACCCGCAATTGGTCGTTGTGGTGACACCCACGCACACGTTCCCGATCATCTGCGGAGCGCCGGTCGTGCCGCTAGTGAGCACAAAGGCGGTCGGCATGTTGTAAATGGTGTTGTGACTCAGATCGCCACCGGGGGCTGGGGAAAAGAATCCAAAGCCCGCGCCAAGAGCACCGTTGATCCCGAAGACTTGGTTGTTGTTGACAATAGCCTGCGCGTCGGCGGTGTTTGAGCCGTCTACTAATATGCCGTAAGCAAGGGAACTTGTCGTTGCGTCTAGTGTGATCTTATTGCCAATGGCCACTGATTGCGGGAAAACAGTCGTCGCTCCGTGCAGCTGAATTCCAACGGTCCTGCCGCCAATCATGTGAACTGTGTTGTTAGAAATGGTGGCACCCGTGCTCTGATCGCTGATCCCGGCATCGCTTGCGGTCGTAGAGCCGTTGTTAACAAGGATGTTATTACCATTGAAGACGCACTCCGTACAGTGTCCGTTCCCCGAGCCTGTTTGAATCGCATTCGTAGCTGTGCTCGCGGTTCCATTCGACACGACAATATCGTTGTTTGTAACGCTTACTCGATAAGACGTGGCGAACAAAATTCCGGCTATGTTACCAGCGCTACCTGAAGGCAGCGTAAGGTAAATTTTGTTGCGGTCAATGCTGGTGTTAACCACACCCTGTGATGGATTGATGGCGTTATTTGCGTAGGGGGATTTAATGGTGTTGTCGTGTATCCACCCGTTTTGATTGCCCCATGCAAGCTGCGTGAACGTGCTCAATCCAGCCTCATAGTAGTTTCCTGAAAGCTCGAAGTGATCCAGCATGAAGGATGGATTCATTACAAGCCCAACACCTGTAGGCTGCATGGAAATTATGTTGTTCTTTATCTTTAGATACTTTACGGGTCCATCTACAAACACGAAGTCACGCGGGGTGTTGATGACCGTGCAGCCCTCAACGGATAGGTCGGTGCGGTATCCGCTTGCTCCCGAAGGGACAGGTATCGCCGCCACTGTCGTCAGTGGAATGCCATTGAATGAACTGGCATTCCCGGTATAAGGCTTGCTAGTAGGATGATCTAGGCCCACAACTCCCGTTCCAGAATTAATCGATGTGATGGTGAATTGCTCCCCATCCCACCCCGCTTCAGTTCCGGGAGCGCCAAATAAATACAAATCCTGACCAACCGTGAAATTGGATGTGTCTGTAGGCGTGGGAAATGTGATCGATTGCGCTCCCGGAGCACTTATTGGTGTCACGTTGTAGTAGGTCTGCGAAGAGGGGAATGCCCATGTGGTCGCGTCGAGATGAAGTACCGCTGGCGCACTAGAACCACCAGCGAAGTCCTGCATGTCGATTACCGCACCCACCGCACACTGCACATGTAAGTGATCCGCAGAAGCAAACACGATGCCGTTTGAGTGGCCCGGAGCATATGAAGATATTCGATAAGTCCCGCGCGGGAAGTACACCGTTCCGTGGCCCGCTGATACGACGGCGGCAAAAGCCGCTCTAATGGCTGGAGCAGCGTCAGTGGTGTCGTTTCCGATTGCCCCATAAGTGGGGTTGGTAATGTCGGAAACGGGCAGCAACGCGGGAACCGTAGCGTTGGCCGCGACGTTGCCTGGAACGTTCAGGTTGTTTCCGGTAGAATCCGAGGTTATGTTGCACGGTGCAAGGGTCGCCCCGGACAAAAGTGGATAGCAGGGCACCTGGTAAGTAGCCCCCGGGTTGACCGTTCCGCCGCCGCCCGCGCCATGCTTCACCCACCCGCTGACTGCGCACTTATAATCATCCCCGGTCGTGATGTCGGTGTACGGCTGCCCGTAGTTGACGCTCGTGCAGGATATAGTAGGCGCGCCAGATCCAGTTAGTGTTGTCCACTTGACCTGCGTGAGGGGATTGATCTGGGTCTGGGCAGAAGCCAGCAGCGAGCTTCCGATGAGCAGCACGGCGGTAATTAGTCGTTTCATGGATATATTCGATCCCTTCACTTACCGACCCAGCAGTTATAGTTATCCACGTACATCGTGACCGTGGCGTTGGCGTTTGAATCTTCCTGCACCTGGCAACCGTAGACGGCCGAGAATCCAGAGTTTAGCGTCGTCGCCGGCATGGTGGCGCCGCCCCATGAGGCGGTCACTCCGTCAACCGTCACCGTGCCGAAGTGCTCACACGGCACGCCACCGGTGCAGGCTGTGTCGGTGGGCAGGTACCAGTCGTAAAATATGACGTGATGCCAGGCGCCCGCAGTGAGCGCTGCGCATGACATTGAGGTATCAGTCCACGAGCTCGTCTGGTTGGCATATTGCCAGTGCCCCGTGGTCGTGTTGCATTGATGCCCAAACATGGCATCCCAATTCCCGTTAGTTTTGTTGAAGATGAACGAGTCGGCTTCGTGATTGGCTGCCGAGCTTGAGACGTACCACTGAAAGTCGTAGAGGATCCACGTGCAGGTATCGCACGCGCCGGGCTTCATATAGAACAGGCCGTTGTTTCCGCTGGCTGGCGACGAGAATGAGAGTTGCAGGCTCGCGCCGCTCACCGAAGGCGACGCTACGCCGGTCGTCATCGTGAAACTGGCCGAGTTGCCGGCTCCGCCGGCGCACGCAGTCGAGCCGCAGTTGCCCCAATTCGATGTCGATACCTGCTGGCTAGTCGAAAGCCCTATGTGGGTCTGTGTCGGAATCGTTTGGGCGCAAGCCACCACGCCGAATAGAGCTAAGAACGAGAGAGCGAACTTTACCAATTGCCACCCCTTTTTCAGTTCAGTCATGATCCCCATAGCTCAGTGGAGCGTCCAAACTCCCACCTGCGTGTATGCTTCCCACTGTGTTGTCGAGATTCCCACCAGGCACGCCGCATCGCCAGCCGCGCCCGAAGAGATGATGTAGCCGCTCGATGATTTCGTGCCGTTTAAGACAATCGACTGCGTGCCCGTGTTGGCGACAAGAAGCTCTAACGTCCCCGTGTCCGCCGCCGATCCGTTATTCGAATTCTTGAAGCACAACTGCGCTCCGGCAGTCGGGGCGGGGAGTGTGTAGGTGATGGCTGCTGCCGCCGTAGCGTCCTGGTTGTAGTAGTAGCCCGCCGTGGCGGATACCGCGTTGGTGGTCGTGATGGTTACAGTCACCGCGCCCGTGCCGCAGTCCGCGCCCGTGCCGCCGAGTACTCCGCTCACCGAATGAATGCACTGCGTCCCGGAAAGGTTTAGGTTTCCGCCTCCCGGTGGCAGCGTCACGACCGCATGTCCTGATGGAGAACCTGTCAGGCGGAAGTAATTCGTCGCGGATGAGAGTCCATCAAGGTAGATATCGCCGAAGAACTGGCCGCCGGTCGCGTTGAATGCATACTGATCAGGCGGTGTCGATCCACCGCCATAGATCAGCAGGCCACCAGTGCCGCTATTGGTGCGCGCGTTGATCTCAACCACGTTGGCCCCTGCGCCACTGTTGATCTCCGTGGCGCCGTTCTGTGTGGCCAAGTAGCGAATCAGGTTGTTGGTGAAATCGATCAGCCGGAAGCTGTTATCCGACTCTTTATAGAGGCCCCACCGCGAGGCGTTCAGGTAGTCGTAGAAGTAGTATCCGCACCGCTGGTCTGCCGTAAGGCCCGCGCGGCAAAGGATTGTGTTGGTCGCATCCGCGCCGTTGTAGAAGGTGTTCAGCGAGTTCGCGAAGACCATCTGCTGCGAAATAGTCCCCGACGTATGGCCAAAGTTCGAGGTTGAAGAACCGAAGAACGTCGCGAACGGCGCAGGGCTGGTACCGGCCGGTGCGTAGAACAAGCTCCATCCGTTACCGGTCAACTGCATGGTGTAAGAAGCGATAGCCGAGGAGCCCTGGCACCAGAGGTCGATCCCGGCGCCACCGCACTGGTAGGCGTTGAACGTCGTGTCAAACGCCGAGCCATACTGCGAGCCAATCGAGTTCGAAACAATCGGCCAGCCGAAAGCGATCTGGTTGCCATTCGAGGCATTGCCGGCAAGCGCGTAGGCGTTCATCACGGTATTGCCGCCCGCCTGGATGCCGCGGCGGAAGGGATTGGTCACCAGGAAGTTCCCCACCGTGGTCCCTGATCCGGTCATGTTGACCGCCTGGCTCTTCAGCGCGCGCACTGCAGCCGCGACGGCATTCGCGATGATCTGATACCCGTACTGATTGAGGTGGGTGCCATCGCTCGATGTCCAGCCGCCGCCGGCCGTGTGGCTCACTGCAGAGCCCGCAGATGCGCCGTAGTTGCGCACGCAAGTGCCCGGCGTGCCGCCCGTATAGCCTGTTACCTGAACGTTCTCGGCATTGGTTGTTCCGGCATCGAGCGTCACGTACCCGCCCAAGGCGCCGTTGGTGATCGTGAGCGTCGGGCAGCCGGTGGTTCCAAGATTGCTGGTCAGGGTTCCGTAAGCGACCACATCGCGCTCTGACGTGCACGGGATGCCGTTGTTGTGGTCCACCACGTCGGTCGGAAGGTTAAGGTTGCAGCCGTTAAGTAGCGCGCCCCATGTGTCCACGAAGGTCCAGTTGGGATGGCTGACCGAAGTTGTGTACAGGGCCGAAAGGTCATTCTTGTAAGTCGTGAAGGTCGCATAACTCCCGCCACTCGACCACTGCGAAGACACGTTGGCCGGGAAGGTATCCATCACCACCAGGTAGCCATTAGAAGGCGTCTGCGCCGCCACTGCCGCGACGCTACCCTCAACCACCGACAGGCCGAACGGATAAGAGCCATTCGCAAACAGGTTGTTGGTCCCCGTCATGATGGCGAGATTGCATCCCGGGCAGGGATTGTCGACTGTGAAGGCGGGCGTGCCTGTGAGGGTCGCGCCCGGCGTTCCGGCATCTGGCGTGAAGTACATCAGCGCCACATATGATCCAGACGCCGGCAGGTTGCCGCTCCCGTTGGCACATCCCGTCACGGCGAACGACACCGAGGTCGTTGAGCCGCCGGTGAGCGTCTGTGGGCCGTTCAGGCTTCCACTGCACCCCGTGGGCCCGGTCAGGCTAGAGACGTTCACCAGCATGCCTGACGTGAAGGTTGTAGTGGATCCGGAGATCAGCACCAGGTTGCTCAACGTGACAACGCCGCCACTCACGGACCATGCCCCGGTAAAGGTGCCGGAGAACAGGCCTTCCATCTGAGCCTGGAGAATGCAGGTGCCGTGGATGTTCGCGCTGCCGGCAACTGTTCCGGTCACGGGCGGCAGGTTGTTGTAAGAGGTCGAAACGGTGGTGCATTCGTATCCGGGCGCAAACGTCACGCTGATGGGCGTGCAGGGTGCCACGGTGCAGGCCGGTACGTTGCCGCTGAACATGGCGAAGGCCGATGCTGTCGCGCCGTTCTTGACCGCCGCCTGCGTAGATGTGGAACCGCCAACGCCCGTGTTGAGAACCGGGCCTATCTCGGTCTGAAGGATCGAAGGGTAGCTGTCGGGCGCGGGCCACAGGCCACCGGAGTTGACGCCCTCAAAGCCTGCCGTGAGCGAGTCGCCCGGCGTGTTCAGGATGCCGAAGTTCTGGACTGGACTCGGGACATTGACCGGCTCTGTCGATGTAACTACACCCCCTGCATCAGTCAGGTGCGACTGCGCGCCGATGACGGTGGAAGCTGTGCCCAAGGGGACCACGTTGTTTGCCTGGCCAGATATGGATCCGCCCGAGCCGCCGACCGTCTCCCATCCTGCCGGCGTGCACTGGTAATAAACCGGCGTGGCAGGAATGGATATGTCCGTGTAGGGTTGGCCGTAATTGAGAGATGTGCATGGGCCCGTTGGGACGCCGATGCCCGTCACCAGAGCCCAGTCGATCTGGCTTGCCGGACTGATCTTCGTTTGCGCCAGAACTGCGGTTGCGCTGAGAAAAATCAAGGAACCGAATTTCGAAGCGCAGGCCCGCATTGAATCTCCTATGGGTGGTAAGTGAAGACATCGGCCTGCACGGTGCCGTAGCTGCCGCAATTGAATGTGCAGTAGACGCTGTAGCTGATGGTCGTAGCGGTTTTGGAGGTGACAACGATGCCGATGGAAGCCGCTGCGCTACTGGTCACCTGGAGAAGGGCCGCATATGCACTGTCAGCGTACCCGCCACCCGAAAGCGTGATAGATCCTGTGCAGTTCGCGTCAGTGGAAGTCGTAGGCGTGCACACGCTCGTGTTGACCATCACGATGGTCTTGCTTGCCAACAGCGGCGCGAAGCACCCCTGCGCCGTTCCGTTCGCCGCTATGCCGGTCGTCGCATTGTTGGCGGAGCAGTTCGAGGGAGACGCGGCCAGCGCGCTCGCCGTAGCGGCATTCGAGCTGATGTTCGCCGCCAGGTCGACATTGGTCCGAGACGGGGACGGGGAATCGGACAACACAAAGTTCGTGCTGAAGTTGTTCACCGACTCCTGCGGCATCGGCGTGCCATTGGTTTCATCGGTCTGGTAGTAGAGCGTCGCCGGCGTCGGGAGATTGAAACAGAGGGCATTCCAGTGGATATCGAGCCCGTAGGCATACTGGGTCGATGGATTGCAGGCCGCGCCAAGGGTCTGCTCCGCAGTCGCAGTGCTTGAGTTCCCCGTAAGTGGGCCGACAAAGCTTGTTGCCTGCCATGTGCCGGTGACCACGCCGCCCGCGGCCCAGTTGTCGGCGAGTGTCACGTCCGGAACAAAGTAGCTTCCGTAAGATGATCCGATCAGTAGGCCGTAATGGCCGACCGGCGCACAGAAGTAGTAATTGCCGCCGACGTCCGAGGTGTACGGCGTCAATGCAGTAGTCGGCGAAAAGGTCGTCAGCGTCGTATCGGCGTATGTCTGAACGATGTGCGCGGAGCAGTTTGAAATCGTCGAACCCGGCGTACAGAGCGTGATGGTGGCAAACGGAATCGGAGCAATCAGGCCGTTCGATATGGTCTGGGCAACATTGTTGATGCACACGCCCACCGGCGCCGCGACCGCGACAAGTTGCGCCGCGAAGAGCAGCGCGAGGCTGAGAAGCTTTTTCATCACACGATCCTTGGCTTGTCAGGATGGACGATGCGCCCCTGCTGTTCCTGGCCCACAATCTGCACGGTCAACGTTTTGCGGCAGGCCGGGTTTCCGCAGAAGGCGAGCGAAGCAATCTGACCCTTGGGGAAGACCTGGAACATCAGCGACAGCTTGAGCGGATCTTCACCGCAATAGGGGCAGACTGGCAGTACTACGGGCGGTGCAGCGGGTGCTTCCTGCGCTGCTTCCTGGACCAGACCTTGAACTTCGGCGACTTCCTGCATGCGTTTCTCTCCCCAAAAAGAAACGGCTCGCCAAAGTGCCACTCTTGATAAGTGAGCACTCTGACGAGCCGCGGTTTTTCCGCTTGCTCTTCGGGGTGATTATAGCCCAGCTTTTAGTAGCGGTAGAAGGCTAAGTGGACCGTGCTGGTCGGGGGCGCCGTGGTGTAAGTTATCGTGGCTCCGGAAAGGGTGTAATCGAGGCCCTGTTTCATGAGTTGATAACCCGTGTAAAGCTTCAGGCTAAGTGCCGGGTTCGGCGCCTGCGGGAGGGTGAAAACCGTGTTCGAACCGTTGACCAGGCCTGCCGGCGTGATGTAATCCGCGAAGTTTGGCGTCGTGCCGGCGCCCGCATAGGTTCCGAAGGCCAGGAAGGAATCAGTGCCGATTGGCACCGTCGGCGTGATCACATTGCCCGAGATCGTGTAGTCCGCCGAAGAGGAGAGCGTTACGGCATCGAGCACGCTGCGCGCTGGTTTGAAGAAGTTCGCGATCGCGGTGACGAAGCCAAGTTGAGCCGTCGTCAGGCCTGGAGTCTGCAACAAGCCGTTGCGGTAGAGTTCGAGGTTGATTGGAACTTGCGGCAGGACTAACGTTGGACCCGAGACCGTCGGCACCACGGAATCAAAGTAGAGCGGCGTCGAAGTGCCGGACCGGTAGAGGCTCGATACCAGCGACCCCAAGACCGGTGCGAAGGTTGTCGTGAGGGCAAGCGACGAGACGGTGTAATCAGTGGTCGGCCGGAGCATCAGCCCGTTGTAGAACGCTCGCAGTGAATTGCCCGTCGGAAGCGCCCGCAACGTAAAGTTCCGGTTCACGCCATTGATAAGCCCGATGGGTGCCTGAAATGAACCACTGACCCCGACCCGGAATGCGGCCCATCCCTGGCTGGACGGGTAAGAGGATCCGCCCCATGAGGCCTGGCCCTCGAGTAGCGTCGCATAAACGCCGCACAGCGCGAGCGCTGTCTTCAGCGCCCATGGCGTTCCCAAGCGCTGGTGCAGCGGGATCGCGTTCTGGAGAATCGCCTGCTGTGTTGCCCCGAGGCTCTGCATGGCGGGCGCCGGAATGCTCATGTCCAACTGCCATGTCATGTAGGGCAGGATCGATGCCGGCAGGTTGTTGCCCAGCGTCATCACCAGCAGTGGCGTCAGGTCCAAAGCCTGAAGGCGCGCCGAAAGTTGCAGATGCGCCTGGGTGCGCTGGTCATTGATGACGGATGCCGGAGTGAGGGTCGTCGCCATGGCGTTAGCTCACCGGCTGGTTCTTTGTTCCGAGAACAATCGTCAGGTTGATGGTGGTACAGTTCGCCCACTGGCCTGCAGTCAGGACAAAGCTGCCGTCCGAGGATGGCGTTAGAGGCGATCCTCCGATGTTCGCCGTCAGGGTGAGCTGCATGTCGTATACGCCGGCGACCGAAAGCGCTGCGGTCCACTGGGCCGGCACGATGTCCTGTGCGATGCGGGCGGCGAGGGAAAGCATCATGGCCTGCGCCGCCGCAGTGATGCCTGCCGCCACGGTGGCGTAGTCGACGTTCGCGTAAAGCGTGATGGCACCCGTCACGGTGTAATCGACTTCGGTGACCGGAAGCACCGAAACGGTGTCGCAGATCGGACGGACCGTATCGGCATTGAGGGTCGACTGGACAGCCGAGAGCAGCGCACCTGAAGGGATTCCAGTGTTGTTTGGATAGGCCGCCGGCTGCGTTGCCGGGCCTGTGAGGATGTAGACGTTCACGGTACCGGGTACCGGCGTCACGACCTGCGCGTCGACGATAGTCGAGCTGACGCCAAGCGCCAGGGATCGGTACTGCCCCGACGGGCCCGCAGTCGTGAGGTTGTTCGGCGCCGCCTGGATCCGCGAGCGGTAGTGGTTGTCGCCGGCGGTTGTTCCGGCCGTTTCCCCGTCCGATCCGTTGCCCGTCGTGGCCGTATTCGAAACCGAGGCCACCAGCGCATTGGTCGTCAGAGGGATGTTGACCGTTCCGGCCAGGTATCCGTTGCCTGCAGCGCCGGGCGTTGCGCAGGTTGCCGCCACGGTGCCGGTGGTCTGCCCGGCCGGGATCACCAGCGCGGCCGTGGTCGAGAACGTGAAGGCGCCGTCGCTGGTGCCGGCGTTGTATCCGGCGGCGATTGTGGTCGAAGTTCCCTGTGGACCGGTGAGGGTGATCAGAAGCGTAGTCGTCGCCGGCTGGGCCGGTTGCCGGGGCACGTTGAAGAGCTGCCCGATGTAGTCGAGCATCGGATACACGGCAAACGCGAGCAGGTTCTGCTGGCCGCAGTACTGGACTGCGTTCCGGATCAGCGATTCGCGGTAAGCATACAGGTTGATAAGCAGCTGCTCGACCTGCGCGGGGTAGAGGGTGCGGCCGGTTGCGCTCTCGAAAGAGGCGATCATGTCATTCAGGATCGAAGTTACATTCAGGCCGTCCGCGTCATTTACGAAGGTCGGCGAGGGAAGGTTGACCGGGACCTTTTGAGGGGTTCCACTTACGGCCGGGATCGAATTGCTCGGGACTATTACGGGCAACTTATCCCCCTACCGCAACGGTCGTTGTTTGCGTCCCAATGATAGCATTTGGCTGACTTATCAACCCCAAGTTAGGCTTCCACGTGATGGTCACGGTAAGTTGGCCGATCTGCTGAAGATTCGCCTGCACGGCAACGCTTTCGACCGTGATTCGCGGCTCCCAGGTTGCAACCGCGCCATAGACTGCCGCCACGATGGCCGGGGTTGCCGCCGGAATCGGCATGTCGAGGAATTGCGTCAGGTCGCAGCCGAACGTGGGCCGGAAGGGGTCTTCGCCGGGGATCGTTCCGAAGATGATCTTGAGGCACTGATGCACGTCCGCGAGCGACTGCGTTACCTTGCCGACGCCGGAGCCCGGGCCCGCGCCGGCCGTCGAGTCGAGCATCAGCGACCAGCTCGAGGACTGGATACTGCCGAGGGTCGCGTAGGGAAGCGTGGGCGTGCTCATCAGTTGCTCACCTTCAGGAGCGCGCTCTCAACGGTGGCCGGTGTCCACGGAACCGTAGGCGTCGGGCCTGGCACGACACCGTGTGTATGGGCATTGAATGCGGTCACCAACTTGCTCACCAGCGCCAACGCATCCGAAGCGATCGAGGATCCCTGCGCTAGAGAAACCGACGCCGCGGCCTTGATCTCGACGTTGCCGCTTGAGTCTAACTGGATCTGCCCGCCGGACGGTTGAGTGATCGAGGCCTGGCCGCCGGTGCCCAGCGTGATCTGCAGCTGGTGCGTGGACCGGTTGTAGTGCAGCGTCGTGCCATCCTCGAACTTGATGAGGTAGTCGGCAGGCGTGAGGCCCGCCTGAGGTGCGTCGACCGTGGACGCCACACTTCCGAGCACGCAGCCGTTTTCATCATGCTCATCCATCAGGCAAACGACCTGCTCACCGATGTCGGGCTGCCAAAAGAACTTGTCGTTTTGCGTCTTGGGCACGCAGACCGGAAGCCACCAGGAGATTACATTGTCGCGGTCCGGAAACTGCACCTGGACCCGGTAGGGAACAACCGACTCGAGCGCGTACACGATGCCCGTCCGGTAAGCCGGGTGCATCTGTTCCGTGTACGGCCCTGTGATCCTGTCTGCCATCAGCCCCCGAACTCGTCCGAGATCAACTGCGATGCGTTTCCTGTGATTGTAGTGCGGATTTCGAGCGCGGTGCGGTACCCGTCGCTCCGAAGCCGATGCTTGGCTTCCTGCACGATGAACTTGACCGAGTCGAAGGCGCCGAAGCCCGATAGCGAGACAGTGTTCCCGGCCCTGTAGAGCATCGTCCCGGGGATCACGATTTCGCCTTTGATCTGCTGCATGTTGGCTGAGTGAAGATGGGCCTGCGCGCGAAGGGTTGCCTGCTGCTGGTTTTCGATGCGCTCGACGATCTTCAGCGTGTCTTTCGAGGTGGAGTTATTCACCGGATCGGTGGCGAGCGCAGAAAGCAATTGCTTTGACAACGGATCAAAGTAGGTAACAGCGCATGCTTGATAACTGAGCTTGCCGACGTGCTGCTTGTGAATGCGGAACTTAATGACGTTTGTCTTGTCGATAACGGCCGCTCCGGTAGGTGGCGGTTTGCTTTCTAACTGCGGCCGGCTATAAAACACCATCTGGTTCCCGCGGATGTTGAAGTCGTAGTTGTGCATGTTGGCCACGCGATGCAGGAACTGAAGGTCATTTTCAAGCCGTTGCGTGACGCGCTGGTAGATCACGTCCGGGGTTACCGCATCCACTACGGTGGTCATCCCGTAGCGGCCTGCAATGGTGGAAGCGATCGAGGTCAGCGATTGCCCCTCCCAGGCGAAGGACTTGACCGTGCGGATCGGGCGCGTGATGCCGGCTTGAATGGCGCGCAATTTGAACTTGTCCGGCGGCCCTTCGAATTCCCACTCGTCCACTTCGAACAGGCCGCAGTTTGTCAGGTTTGGCGCGCCGCTGCTCTGGTAGCCGATGGAAAGGCTGACGGCCTTCCCTGCTGTCGGTGGATTGTTTTGGAATGCCTTCGAAGAGTCTTCGAGCATGACCTCAAGCACACTGGCCTTGCCGCCGATCGCTTCTGAGTAATCCACGTGTTCGGCGTGGGCCACCAGGTTGCCTGTGATGTTGATGCCGCCGTAGATCAGTTGCCATGCCGGGATTAAATTGGCCATTCGGCTAACCCCATGGAGTCGAAGTGGTCACCGGAACCGGTGGCGTGATCAGTGGCACGAACACCTGGACGCCCGCGACCACCAGGTCCGTAACGGCAATGCCCGGGTTGTTCAGGATCAGGTTGCCGAGCGCCGTTGGGTCGCCGTACATCTTGAACGCGACGCTGTCCCACCGCTCCCCCACGGATGGGTAGATGATGCCGCTGCCTGGTTGCGCCGGGTTGATGTATTCGGAGACGAGCCCGGGCTGAATGACACCGACGCCGCCGACGGGGATCACGACATTGGGCACGCTACACCTCCCTCGCGATCAGGCTGGCCGCGATCGATGTGAAGGGGATCAGGTTCAGGCCGGCCTGCATAGCGGTAGAGTTGGCCAGCGTGGCCGTCAGAAGCGCCGCATAGGATGGCGCGGAGCTGATGCCGCTCACGTATGCCGCCGCTGCGGCGCCGGCTGTTGCGAGCGCTGCCGGAATGGTGCCGCCGGTCCAGCCGTTGGCTGCGGCCTCAAGGGTCGCAAGGCTGCTGGCCAATCCCGGGGCCCAGGACTCGCTGAGAGCACTTCCGATGGTGCGGAGTTGGTTTGCCACGGTGGTGAACCGCGAGACCGATACCGGCCCAGTCACGGCCGCTGGCGCTGCGGTTGCCGGCGATACCACCAGCGTCGAGCCGAGGGAGGCAACCTGCGAAGTCGTCAGGCCGGGCGGGTTTCCAACGGAAATGTCCTGCGGGTAGTTGACGACGGCCGCGGTAACCGCCGGGATCTCCGCAAGCTCGATCTCAAGTTCCGTGGCCACGATGGTCCCGTCGTCGGCCTGCCATACCATCTTGTCGCGCATTTCGATCACAACGTAGTTGCCAAGATTCTGACCGTTGCCGAACACGAGCGCTTGTGGCGTATGCAGTTCGGCCAATTGGGTCAGAGTGTCGAGCGCGGTCTGCGGGTCGCACCAAAGCTGGTGGAAGGTGATGCATAGCTGGATGTGTCGCTCTCCGTCCCATATCCATTGGGCGATTGGAGGGGCACCGATGACGTACAGATATTCCCATTTATATTTCTTGCTCCGCTCCAGTTTGGTGGGCGAAGCGATGACCTGAAACGTCAATGGGCCGTACGCAGCGTAGCTCATGGCTAGTATCCACCGCCGCCCGAAGGCTCAAGCCTTCCACGGAAACTTCTCCGCTCGTTGTCGCGGCCGTGCTCTTTAAGCCAATCCTCGAAGTCATCGGAATGGCTACGCAGCACCTGATGAAACAACTGCGCGGCCGCGGCGGCATCTGTGCCAGGGGCCACATTCACGGTAACGCTTGGGTTGTACGTGAAATGCGGCGCGCTCGATGATTGAGAATTGATGCTCGCGGGATGCCCCTGAGTGGCTATATCAGTTATGGCTCCGTACGGATTTCCGGTGATCACATCGCCGACGAAGTGTCCCCAATCGCCGATGCCCCAACTGCGCATGCTATCGACAGCCCATTTAGCGGACTCTACCACTTCATGGATGGTGTCCTTGATCTTGTCCCAGTTCTTCCAAACTTCGTAGCCGACAAAGGCTACTGCGGCGAGGGCTGTGATGATCCATCCGATGGGGTTCGACTCGATCATAAGACCAAGCGCCGCGCCCACCGATCCAATTCCCTCAGTGGCTATGAGGCTCATGGCTGCCCAGGCGTTGCCGAGCATTTCCAGGATGACCGGAAGTCTAATCAATACTCCGGCGAGCTTCACAAGACCGACGGTTATCTGTCCAAACTTGACGATACCGGCTATCGAGAGTAGGGCGGCAAAGCCCGTTATGAGGCCGCCGAGCGCGTGAGCTACGCGCGGATGGGCCGATAGAAAGTGATCGGCAATCTGCACAAAATGCGTCATGCCCTTGACAAGTTTAGTGAGATTTTCAAGCAGTCCGCTACTTGCAATCGTATCCTTTAGATTTTTGAAGGAATTTTCCAGCAACTGCATTTGCTGGTCGAAGGTCTTGGTGTGGGCATCAGAGCTTTTGGCTAATTCGCCTCCTGCATTATCGACTTCCCCATATGCCTTCTTCCAGTCATCCAGGTGGTTGATCACGAGGCCAATCGCTTGGGCCTGCGCTGGAAGGTGTCGCGTGAATTCTCGGACAGCGGCTGGCCCCTTCTCCTTCAACTTCTCAAGAGTTGCTATGAGATTAACGTGTCCATCGTTTGTTTTGACGACTTGAAGGCCATAGCGAGCCATTTCAGTCTGTCCGTCCTTACCAACTTTCAGCAATCCCTCGACTATTTGCTGCAGGATCGGACCGGCTCCGCGTATACCGCCAAGATGCAGCCGGTTCGCCTCAGCTAGAAGAGAAATCATCTCAATTTGCCCGACGTTGTAAGTCTTCTGAACCGTTCCGAGCATCCTGAGGTCCATGGCCATGCGCTGTAAACCGGTAGAACCGGCCGGGAATCGATCACGCAGCACCGCCAGGCGGTCTCCAAGGAGTTGCATCTGCTCTGTGACCGGCTTGCTGGCATCGCCTAGGTTTTGCACGCCAGAGGCGAGAATCATTGCAGCTGTGGCGGCATCGCCCTTCATTACCACCGCCAAGCGTGCGGCGATCTCGGTCTGCTCTTTGAGTGATCCGGAATCACCGAAGGTCTTATAGAGTTCAGCCATAGTATCGGCTATCTCTTCGGCCCCACCCTTAACCGGGAATACGGTGGCGAGTTCTTCGGCTTGCTCCTTGAAGCGAACTAATTCCTCTGTCCCGGCATGTGTAGCAAGTGCCAGGTCGGCCATGTGTTCCTGCATGGCTGCGGCCGGCTCTACCAATCCCTCGATTGTTTCGTACCCAGCGAAGATCTCGGCCGCCGCGGTCCACCAACCGCGCGCGCTATTTGAGAATTCCTCGAAGCTCTCGTTGATTTTATGGAGCGGTTCCGTGATCTGATCGACGAGTTCGACCAGAACCTTGAGAACGGACTGTTGCTCATCGGCCATCGGCATTTGTCAAGAGAAGGCACTCCATCAGCTGTGGACTACCGAGTACCATCTCTGCCCTCTCGCAATTAACGCTCAGTTTTTGTCCTGTAACAAGGTTTGCGGCATCTTCATCTTGACCCGAGTAGAGATGGGCTCCCACTCGCAGGAATTCGTTTGGGGAATAAAACGACACAACCACGTCCCCTTTAAAGTCTCTGCGAATACCAGCCACGGTTCCCGTCACCACAATCGCGTTGCCAGCCAACTCCTGCTCGGCCTTCACTTCATTGGCATGAAACTTCAAATAAAGGTTCGACGCGGTCGTCCTGTAGGGCTGACGGTAGTTTGCCGATTCGACCGGCTTCCCGGTTGGGTGATGGTCCGCAGTGCAGGCCTCGGTATACATATCGCTAATAATGCTCCCGGGGTGCTTCGGGTCGGCGTGTCCACTCTCAGAACAGTCAGGATGATCTGGATTCCCGTCCCAACTGGGTGCCTGGGCTACCGGCGTGGCCTTATTTTCTGCCAGCTTGTGGTCTGGTAGAAGCTGAATCAAGATACCCAGAAAAAGGCATATTGCAATTGTCGAAAACACCGCTATAGAAAACCTTTCTTTTCCCTTCACTCCGATTGGTTTCACGGTTCAGGACTCCTTCTGGTTATGCTTATCAACTTCCTTTTGATAATGCACCAGAACTGAGTACCATGACACCAAATCCTCGATGGCCATTGCGTCGATCTCCCCCGGAGAAATGCCCTTGGTCACCATCCAGCCAAGGGCCGGCAACGTCATAATCAATCGTTGTCGGTCGGTTCCTCTGTCGCTTCCTCCATCTGGGCCTGGGCCAGCTTGGCCCTCTTCACTAAAGGGATGAGAGACTCGCCACCCTCCCCTAGAAGCTGCTGCGCGTCGTCAAAGTCAAGCGTATCTATGCTTTCCATCGCGATCTTCTGGCCATCGATTGTTGCCAGACGGGCAATGATTGCAAAGACAATGCGGTAATGGTCGGCCTTGGGACCGGCCGCCATGAGCGCCAAACGCAGGTCGCGGCCATTACCCCGATGGATTACCACATGCTTTCCGGATGGAAGGTTGAATTCGGCGCGGATGTCAGGCTGGACGGCTGCGGGGGCGACTGCTGGAATGGTGTTGTGCATTTCTTCTCCACCGGGTTCTTCCCGTAGGGGTTGGTTCGGTTATGTCCCTTGCGAGACGTTAAGGCGCGCATACGCCCGATCGGTGATGTAGCCCATGAAAGTGTTGGCGCCGACCGTGATGAATTCTGGCGGCCCACCTGGCTTGATGGCCAGGCCGGTCTGCGGCGTCACGGCAACCGGCTGCGAAGAGCCCAGCGCGATGTAGGCGACATCCGGTCCCAGGTTGATGATCCGGAGCGTTGTGCCCGAGATTGCGACACTCTGCGCGGCCACGGTGGCGACCACCTGCTGCGTAGAGGTCGGTGCATATCCGTTTGCGGCCATCGACTAACCTCCGAGATCAATTCCCGGTATTTGCGCGGAAGGTGGCGAGTTGATCGACGCCACCGACAACGTACTGATTCGAGAACACGTCATAGAGGTAGGCGAGTTCTCCGCCGATATAAAGTTCGACGTGGTACACGTCCAGGGTGGTCGTATATTCAACTAGCTCTTGGGCTTTGGCGGTGATCGGTCCGATATCCAAGGGCATGCCGGTGAAGTTATAGATAACGGGCTGTTCGAGCACTTCACCCGCAGCCGTCAGGGTTTGCAGGTCGCCCAGCGCAGAGAACTGCGACATCTGAACAACTGATAGCTGGCTCAGCGTCGAAGAGTCGAACGAACTCCATTTTATTGATCCCTCGAGCGCTTCCATGCCGGTCGGGATCTTGAGCTTGCCGAACATGCCCAGGCCGCGGTAATCAGCCCGCATGCCCTTGGGTTGAGGGATCTTGATCTCGGCCGCGCGCCCGAGAAGACTGGTTCCCGCTAAATACACGTTCAAATTTGCGAGACTGTTGACGCTAAGGTTAGCCATAGATCACCATTTCCTTCTTGGTCTCTTTCGGGTGGCACGAAGAGCAAAGCGTCTGCCCATTGTCCACGTCATAACGTAATTCAGGGAAAACTCTGACGGGCAACTTGTGGTGTGCGTGTTCCTCAAGGCCTGACAGGTTAGTTTTGCCGCACACTTGGCATGTGTGGTTGTCGCGCTGTTTGACTTTCCGACGCCAGGCGAGATCGTGCGAGTTGCCCCGGTTCTTGCCGTGCTTTGTTTTGATTTTGGCGAGGACCAAACGCCGCAAGCAACCGCAACTCTGACTCAGACCCCATCGAAGAGCATAGCCAATGATGACTTTCGTGTTTCCGCAGTCGCACGCACATAGCCAGCGGAGATGCGGTGACCCATCGGCTGGCGCGACCATGCTGAGGGCTATGAGCCTCCCAAAGCGTCGTCCAGTCAGATCGATAAGCTTATTGCTGCCCACCTGATTACCCCTATGCTGTCGGCAAAACTTGCTGCGCATTATTGTTGCTGGTTACGGTCGGCCCGAGATTAGACAACAGAGCCGTGTCTACAAAAAATTGGTACACAATCTGCTCCGCGGGCGGCGGCGGCATTACGTTCACTTCGAACGTCAACTGGCCGGCCTGCAGGCTGGGCACCGGGTTATCCGCGGGGTTGTAGATAATCGCGCTGCCCGGCAACAGGGCGCCCTGCTGGATCAGCTTGCGCAGGAAGCCGTTCACTGCAGTCAGAATGCTGTTTATCAGGCCGTTGGTGATCGGCTGATCGACGAACGGCAGGCTCGCGACCTGGATGCTCTGTTCGATAACGTCCAGCGTGCGGCGGACCGGAATGAAGGTCGTCACCGCAGTGCTAGACGGGAACGAGCTTGCCCGGTTGCCCCACACACGGTATCCGGTCCCGAAGCCGTTGAACTCGGTCAGGATGCCGGCGGCATTGAGTGTGTTGGTGTCGGAGCCGGGATCGTAGGCGCTCATGTAGAGTGAAACGTCCGGTCCGAGGGTCCCGACAATAGCCGTATTCGACGGGCTGAACCAGAAGCCGCTTGCGAGGTCCTTGGCCGATGTGGCGCCCGCCACCCACTGGCTGTACGGGCTTTCGACCGTCCCGGTGGCGTAGGTGTAGCCGATGACGCCTTGCGGGCTGATGGTCACGCCGGTGGGCAAGAGCGCGATGGCGGTTTTCAACTGGTACGGGAAGCAGAGCACCAGCCGGTCCGACGCCTGATTGAACGCGTTGCCCTGGACGCCACGGTTGGCAACCGCTGTGGCCACGCTGGTCTGCTGTGGCGCGTCAGTGAATGCGATCGCGCGGATCTTGTTCGCCATCGAGAGCAATGCCGCGCTGGTGGCCGTATCGGTGAAGGTCGGCGTGATGAGCAGCTTCGCGAAGATGCCCATAGTCTGGAAGGTCGTTTGCAGCGCCTGGATGCCGGTGTAAACGCCGGCGGTGACGCTTCCTATGATGTCGCTCGATGCAACCTTAGACGGGTCGCAGTAGGAGCCGGCCACCTGAAGCGACTGCGCGGACGTGATGGCGCCGCCGGCCTTGGTGTAGAGCAGGCCGTTGACGTAATCGATGGTGTAGTCGGTGTTCTCGACGTAGGTCGTCGAGCCGGCTGCGTTCTTTACTACCACTGTGGTTGGAGGACCGGCGAACGTTAGGTTGAACAGCGCGCCGGTACCCGATCCCGACGTCGCCGACTGGGAAACAGGATTGGCCGGGATGGCTGAATAGGTGCCCGGGGTCGAGACCGTCGCGGTCAGGACGCCGAAGATACCGGTATTGAACGTCGCGCCGAGGCCGTTGCCGGTGCTGCTCGCCTGCGTGAAGGTTGCGCTGTTCACCGTGAAGCTTCCGGGGTTCACGATGTTGAAGGTGTTCACCCCCATGATGACGTTGAGTTCGGCGCCGACCAGGCCTGCGCCGGTTACCGGCTCTGTGGCCAAGGCTGTCGGGTTGGTCGTGTAGGAGCCCGCAAGCGAGATCGAGAGAACTGCCGTGATGGCGCCGCCGGAGACGGTCACCGAGGCCTGGAAGCGCGTCCCGGTGCCGGTGGTGCCCGTAACGGTTTGGGTTCCGTTGGTGCCGCCGGATCCGCCGGCCGCGACCGTTGCCGATACGACCTTGGTCGACGTGACGGCCAGGACGGGCGCAACCGAGGAGGTGCCGCCCGTCAGCGTGATGCCATCGCCTGGCGCGTAGCTGTGCGATGCCGAGCCGCCGGCCGCGTTCAGGGCAAGGGAGACTAGTTGTGTGGTCGCGACGGTGAGTACGGCCGCCACCGAGAACGTTCCGCCACCGACCGTGATGGTGTCACCCGTCGCGTAGCTTGCGCCCGCCGCGCCGCCAGGGTAGAACACTGAATCCATCGAGAGCGTGGACAGTGGCGTGTTCGGCAGGCCCGGGCCGATCAGGCCCATGTGGCCAAGGCTGATGGGGACTGCATTCGAGACTGGTCCGGTGATTGGGTTGATCGAGAAGGAGCTTTGATGCACCAGCGGGTTGAACACGTCGATCACGATCACGGCACCCGCACCCTGTTCCTGGATGTCCACCAGTGCACCCGGGATCGTGTAGCCGGCAATGACCTTTCCGAACTTCGACGCCTGATTCTGCGACGTCACTAGCGTCGGGGCATTGACGCCGGGGCCGGTGCCCGAAGGGACGGACCACTGCGGAGCGGAGCCGATCAGCCCGATAACGGCAGAGTTGACGACCTGGACAGTTACGCCGCCGTTCGAGACCTCAGTTACGGTGATCCCATGAAAGAAGGCCATTTGAGTTACTCCTTACCCGCCATTCAGCGGTGAGGTTTGTCCCGGCGTGACGATAACCTGATCGCCAGACGGCTGAACGTTCACTATCTCTTTGATCAGGTTCGCCAGTGCATATTGTGGCAGAAGTTTCGGCCGGAGGGTTACGACATTAAGCGTCATATCGTAGAGCCACACGCGGCCTTGCGAGTCCTGCTCGTTGAACCGTTCTTCGGTGAAGTAGGCGTTGCGGCAGCCCTGCGGCTGGAAGCCTTCAAGCGCGGCCTCGATGGCGTCGATCAGGGCATACACGGAACCTGCTCCGCTCAATGCCCATGCGGTTTGCCGCGCTTCGACGTGCACCTTGAACTGAAGGGTGCGCTCCTGGACCATGGACGACGTTGCGAGCGGCTTTGAGAAAGTCGTATTGCTGTAGGAGATCAGCACGAACGCGATCTTGGTCAGATCGGCCCACCAGGTGTCGAGATCGAAGTTGGGGAAAACGTAGATGGGGATTGATAAGACAGGAGACAGCGCGGCGAAGAAGCTGGTCAGCTGCGCGGCAATCTGATTTTGGATGGTGTCGACCGTAAGGGACGCGGATTCCGTGCGCCCCGCCCATGCGGTGGGGTCGATGACAACCGGAAGCGATCCATAGGGCGGCAGTGGCATTTCTGTTTAGGCGACTCCCAATTCCTGCGACATCTTGTTGGCCGAAGCGGCTTTCTTCTGCGCGATCTTCATGTGCTCTGAGGCTCCCATCGGCAGGCCGTCGCGAAAAGAGCGTGCGGCATCCTGGAAGTGGTCCGCGGCATCACGGTGCATCGATTGCGCCTGAAGGTGCTGCGCTTTCTGGTCGACGGTCAGGGTTGCCGGCTGTGTCCCTTCGCGGTAATACCCGTACGCCTTGCTCGAATGCTTGTCGGCCATCTCGCGGTGGTGCATGGCGTGCGCGGTAGCCAGGTGCATCTGCTCATCGTTCTTGCCGTCACTCTTCGCGGATTTCGCGACCCGGCAAAGGTGGCAGCGGCAGCTGGTGACGTGCTTGGCGATCGATCCTGCGCGGTCGTGATTGATGGTTCCGAACATGTCTTACCTCGAATGTGGCAGCACGATCTCTACGCCAAAGTTCATCTTGCTCTGCCGCTGGGGATAGCTACCGGTGATCACCAGCGTCCGGTGGTTGATCCAGGCCTCTTGCACCAGGCCGCTAAGGGTGTTCTGTGCCGTGGGCCCGCATGCGCCCTGGATTGCATTTTCGACCGCATCGGCCAGGTTATTGAGGTTCGAGATGGCGGTTTCGTCGGGGACTTCGCCCTGCATCGAGACGACCGAGAGGTTGCACAGGAGTGACACTTTCGCGGGTGCGAACCGGACGCTGCGGTCGTAGATTTCTCCGGTCTCGAGCATGAAGAACGCCGGGTACTGCTCCGCGGCAAGCTGTGAATCAGGAACGGGGCGCCGCCCACCGTAGTTGAACGGCTTGCCCGTGCCCAGCAGCGCGGCAGAGAGCTGTGTGAAGAAAGCGGAGTAAATCGCCTCTCTGCCTAAGGCCATAATCCACCCCACTCTGGAATATCGACCGTCTGGCCAGCGAGCGCGTGCGTGCAATCAGCAAGAAACTGGATGCGTCCATCAGTTACAAAGGAATGGCAAATCGGAACAGTGGGATTCAAACCGCCAACGTTGTAAAGAATTGAGGGCTGCAGTGTTGGTGTCTCCAGTGAGCCATTCCACTGCCAGGCGTGCGAACCTTCGACGGGAACCACGTGCGCAGTATTGCACCCGGGGCAATGAAATCCGATGTGGCCGGCGGAGACTTTTTCCAGTTTCGCCATTACTCACCCGCCTCCTTGAGCGCTTCATTGATCGCCTCGTGCAACTGGTTCTCAATCCAGTCTCGGTTCGCATCGCGGGTCGGCCCAACGGTCGGCCGTGCAGGGATCGTCACTGAATCGACCAGCACGAACAGCGGGAACAGCTGACCGTCTCTGGTGCCGTACATGATCTTGCCGCGCACAAACGTTTTGTAACCGGCCGCCTCGGCATCACGGGGGCTGAACCGTGCGACGCCGGCATCGGTCAGCGCGGCATCGAGCGGGATTGCCAGGTGCTGCGCTGTCTTCGGCGTGATGGTGGCGCCGAACTCCTGAACGGGCGGGTAAGGCAGGCCTTGGCCGACCAGCAGGCCGCCGCGCAAACCATATTCGTCTTCTTCGACCGCCATCATGGCGCCGGACCGCCGCATGTCACCGCTGCGCACATGGAGGCCTGATTCTTCGAAGTGCTCCCGGTAGTATGTCGCAAGGTGCTCACCGACAATGCCCAACCTCTTCCGCGCAGAGCGGCGCACGGCCGGGCCAAGATTCTTCACTTTGGCCGCGATCGTGTCTTTGCCCTGAATGGAGAAGTTGATCATCGTTAGCTCAGCGTGACTCCGACGTTGGTGGTCGAGTACCAGATGCCATTGAAGGCGCGGAAGGTGATCGCGTTGCCGATGGCCGCGGCAAAGGTCGCGATATGGAGCGAACCATTGATCTTGTTCGCCGGCGTGGTGACGGTGTGAGCCGCAGCCGTGGTCGAGATGAACGAAATAGTCATGCCGTCCTGACCGCCGGCCGAAGGCGCGCCCGCGATCGGAGCCGCCATGGTCAGCGCAGCAGCCGAAGCGTCGGTGATCATCACCAACCCGGGAGCAGTAACGGCGCCCGATACGGCAGCGGCCGTGACCGGTTCCTGGACCGCAACAACCTGCAGCTGTGTCGTGTTGAAGGGCGGCGTAGTCGGCGCCGTATTGGCCACCAGGCCGTTATCGACCAGCGACGTCGCGGTCAGGTTCGACGCGATCAGTCCTTGCGCCGCGCCACCGACGGTGCGGTAGACGTCGTACGTCACCGGCGTCTGCGCACCCTGGTTTTGCGGAGCCGTCCAGCTGATCGTGTTGAAGGCCGTAGCCGACAGCGTAGCCGCGCCGACCGTGGTCGAAGTGGCTGCTGATGGAGCAACGCCGCCATTGGTCTTCGCGACCACCACATAGGTTTGCGTGGTAGCGCTGCCGCCGGTGGGCGTGACGGTAACCACGGGAGGAACGATCGGGTTCGCCAGAGCCGATGCAAGCAATGCTGCAATGACGTCGGACTGCTGAGCCGATGGGCTAGGAAGCTGGAGGTTTGCCATGATTGAAAAGTCTCCCTTCGATTACCTGAAGCTGGTTACTGCAATGCGCAAAGAAGTACGGCGCCCTGCATCGGCGCGAGGTAGAACGTGATCTGCCTTCCGAGTTGCGTGTAATCTGTGCCCAGAAACTGCAGGATGCCCCCCTGCCAGATGTTGAATAGGGCAGACGGCGATGGATTGAACGGCAGATAGAAGATTTGGTTGGTGCCGTCCGCGACGCCCACCAGTTGGCTTATCGTGCCGCTCGATGGATTGGTCGGCGGCGGCGCGCTGGCGAAGCGCACGAATCCGTCCGCAAACAGGCGCGCGATCTGATTGGGATCGCTCACCGTGAACGCTCCGCTCGATACGGGATAGTTCACCCCAAGGACCGTAACCGAAGTTACGCCCGCGGGTGCCGCGAACGTTACGCTCATTTCTCATCCTTCAGCACTTCCTGTGCCTGCTCTTCCACGGTCACTTCGTTCGCGGCACGTTCTTTGTCGGCCTCTTCGGCAGAGGCGCCATGGTTCTTGTCAAGCGGGCCGCCGTGGCCGGATCGAGCGGCGTCAGGCCGCCATTGTCGGTCGTAGTGCTCATTGGACCCCCATCCCTTCTGTCGGAAACACTTCCCGGTATGGCTTGATTTTGTCGATCGTGGACGGAAGCGCGCCCTTCAGGAAGTAATTGACTCGATCAGGGCCCACACCCGAGCTGGTGTCGCCAACCCGGGTGCGGTTCTTGAATAACAACGCACTCTGCTCAAGGCACGCTTCGACAAGGCTGTAAGGTGCAAGGGATGCCAGCGCGGGCAGCGTCGGCACCGGGCCCAGGCAGAGCCACATGACGCCGTTGTCGTTGGTGACACTGTTGGTCAAGATCAGCCAGGCTGGCGCGCCAGAGCCGCTGGTGCCTGAGTTGATGGCTTGATAAACGTACCCCGCGTTCTGGACCTGCTGGTTCTGAGTTACACCGCCGGCACTTACCCATGCGGGCAATGCCAGGAGCTGAAGCTGGCCAGGGGTGATATATCCGGCGGTGTAGTTCAGTGTCACGTTCTGCTTGCCTTCCGGGAAACAGTTTGCGAAGAACCCGCTGTGCAGGTTGATGAACCACTTGTCGTTTGTAAGCGCCGGCACCTGGCTTCCGTTGGCCGGCAGGATGGTGGTCCCTGGCTGGCCGAAGTTCGGCGTGATCACGACAGACTGGACGGAGATGATGGGATAGACAAGGGTACGGATCGAGTCGCGGCCGTTGCCGTTCCTGACCTCGGAGAACTGGCCAACTGCGACCGAACGCGATAAGTAGCGGTTGATCCCATCCGAAACTGCCGTGATGATCCTGATCAGCGGACCGTCAGACGCGGTAGTCGCGGCCAAAGTCGGACTGATGAAGTTCTTCAGATCCGTCAATGTGGTCAGGTCTACCGCGTTCGGCATTGGAGATCAACCCCTTGCGTTTCTAAGTCGTTGCATCTGGATCAAGCGCCGGGCGGGTGCCCGTGCTCTTGATCGCCTGGCCCATTTCTTCCGACACCGTGATCGCGCCCGTAATGCGGAAGCCGATTGCTTCAAGGCGCGGGACGAAGTTGTCGGGCACCGTGACGATCCCGTCCTTGTTCTTCTTGAAATTCTGTTGCTCTACGCTGACTTGGTCGACGTCTTTCGGTGCAAGCATCTTCACCATTGGTTTCGTATCTCCTCATCTCAAAAATGGGGCTGCTGAGTGATTAACTCTTGGCAGCCCCAAGTTAAACCTCGGCTTCGGGTTAGATAGTCGGGGTTCCGTTTGGTGAATTGATGTTCGACAGCACCGCAAAGGCCGGCAGGAAGTAACCGGAGAACACCTCGTCGACATACACGCCGTACTCGTACCGGCGGGTACGCGGCGGCCAGTCGATCTGGGTGTAATCCATCCGGGTCCTGACCTCGAGGATGTTTGCCACGCCCGACAGCTCGTATGGGCAGTTGTCGGACCAGAAGATGATGGTGCCCGGCGGCAGATACGGGTGAATCTCGATGTCGAGCGTGTTGCCGTAGTACTTGTTGAGATACGACGTCACGCGCCGGCCGGCCACGATGCGCCCGCTGGCCTGATCAGCTTCGAACGTGATGCGGAACAGTTGCGTTGCCGCGGAGCCAAGCAGCGGAGCCAGCTGCGCCACGATATCGGCCGAACTCATCAGGATCCGGTTGAACCCGATCTTGTACTTGTCATAGGCGGTCTGGAGCACATCGTCGAACTCCGCGATGTTGACGCCGCTCACGGTCAGGCCGGTATTGCCGCTCGCGCCGGTGAACGTAATCGAACCGCTCGACGCCAGCGCCAGGGTGCCGCTCGAAACGGACGGGAGCGTCGGATTGGTCTGCATCGCCGTGCCGGGCGCCGAGCCGAACACGCTGCCGTACATCTGCGACAGAATGCCGTCCGGCACCAGCGGATTGGTCGAGTTGTCCTGGTAGGCGCTTGCAACCTGAAGAGCCGTGATGAGCTGGTTTGTGCTCGACGGCACTGCGGAAAATTTAACCTGGTTGCCAGATGTAATGGCCTGCAGGCGGGTTGCGCCGGTCGTGGTGCCGAAGTACCAGGCGTACGCGACGGCGTTTGCCACCGGCGTTACGGTCGCGGTGATGACCTGACCAGCGGTCGGCGTGATGGTGGCTTGCGCCGAGGGCTGCGCTGATCCGCCGCCGAAGGTGTCAATCGATCCATCGGTATTGGTCTTGGTGATCTGCCCGGGAATGCCGCCCGCAACCGAACCGGCCAGCCATGCTGCATGCGCCAAGGCTACGCACACGACGTAGTAGGCCACATTCGACAGCGCTGACCCGGAGCCGCCGGCCGTTAGAGTCGGGGTCGGTGTGGTGCCGAGCGCCGTTGAAGCATTGCCGCCAATCAGCGTCTGCTCTTCGCCAATCATGACGGAGCGCAACGTCGACTGGATGGTATTGCCGAGCGCGTCGGGCCGCAGATTCAGGGCCGCGAGGCGCGCTTCCCAAGAAGCCGAGCCTTCAAGGCCGAGCGTCTTGTAATTGGCGCTCTGGTTCTGCAGCGTGACGCTGATGCCGCCGCCGCGGTTGCCTTCTGACACGCCCACGGAGACGTTGTTCACGTTGATGGCGACAATTCGCTTCCAATTGTGGCCGGTACCGCCATCGCCTTTGACGCGCGGCAGCTTCGAGATCAACGGCATCAACTGCTTGAACGGATACATCAGCTGCACGATCGGCGAGAGGTCAAACCACACCAAGCCGGTGGACTGGTCGAACGTGTCGGCCTTGTTGATCGAGGCGACCTTCGCAGCTAGAGCGTCGATGTACGCCTTATCGTTAAGAACTTTTTCGAGGTCGGTCATCTGATTTCCTTTCGGGAGGTTGCTGCGATTTCAGGTCGTGCTCTGTCGTGTTACTTCGTGCCCACGGAGCCCTGGTAATCGGGATCGTCGAACGACTTGCCGAAGATCCGCGGGTGGGCCGCGCGGGTGCCGAGAATGGTCGCGATTGCCTGCGTGGCGGTGTCCGGATCATCTGGATCGATCGCGCGATAGGCCTTGGTGATGGCTTCGTTGGCCTTCGCCTTGGGGTCTTTGCCGTATAGGTCATCCACCGTGATGGCGCTGCTGCCAGAACCCGTCATGAGCCGCGGGCGCGGTCCTCCCGAAGGCAGGCGCTCGATCACGGCCATCTGGCCCTTCTGGAATGCGAGATCCTTTTCGGTCTCGGCCAGCTTGGCCTGGAGGGGCGCCGTGGCCGCGGCGACGGCCGCCGTAACTTGCTTCGTGATCTCTGCCGCCATTGCCGCAGCCGAGTAAGGCGAGTCGCCGGCGCCCTGGTAATCGGAGCCTTCGACGTGACCTTCGGTCATGCGCGACTGCGGGTGCAGCGTAATCAGGCTCGCCGTTGCGGCCGGTACATCGCCACCCTCGGTAGCCTTGGGTGACTCGCCGCCCTCGCCAGCCCAGCCGGCAGAGGCTTTGCTAAGCGAATGCATCGCCAGATCGTGATGGTCCGACATCTTCTCGAGGTGGGAAGCCGCAGCACGGATGTGCTTGTCGCTTTCGCCGTCTCCGGCAGCCTTGCCCATGCACTTGTGAAGAGCGTTGATGGCTTCACAGGCCTTGCCGTGGCACTCCATGGCTTTGCCGATGTGGTGCTTGGCTTTTTCGATGGCAGCCTTCGAGGCCGCGGCGAAGCGCTTCTGCATTTCCTGGTCCATAACGGTGCTCTCCTTTTTCGTGCTGCCCGGCCAGTCGGCTGGCAGAAGATGTGTGGCGTTCAAGGCTTTAGCCCTGGAGATGATGTGCTTCTTGGTGGCTTCGTCAGGCGAGCGGCCGTATGCGTGGACCGCGTTTTCGAGGTCCTTGACGGTCACGACAGGGTAGGAACCATCGGACATCGCGGCGCCGGTGCCGGCCAGGTGCTTGCGCTCTTTGGTGCTAAACTCGCGCTTCTCAAACTCGACATCGGCCAGCTTGCGGTTGAGGTCGGCGAGTTCCGCGTCAGTAAGTGCCGGCGTCTCACTCGTTACTGCAGCTTCTGGCGTTACCTTGATAAGTTCCGCTGCCGGTTTGCCCGTCAGGCCTTTGAAGATATCCAGCATCTTGTCGAACATCGCGGCAAGGCCGGCTTGTTCGGGTGCCACGATCGGTACCACGCCAGCAACCTTGCAAACATCGATCCGCGCGTCGGGATTTGCTGGGCGGTCCACGATGCTGATCTCGGTCAGGCGCAGTTCCTTGATCGTGTCGCCGACCTTTTGCAGCTTCGATCCGCCGATACTGAAGCCCTTGTAAACCTGCTCTTTACATTTCTTCCAGGCATCGTCATCGACGATCTTCGCGCCAATGTAGAGGCCTTTTTCGTCAACGTGCGCTTCCTTGGTGACGCCCACCGCCGAAGAGGTGTGCATCTCCCGGATGTTGGCCCACTGCATGTAATCGGGGAGAGCTGCCTTGATGGCGTCGAGCGTGACAATCTCACCTTGCAGGTCTTTGGTTGGCGTTGAGGCATAACCCCAAACCATCCGCTTCTCTTCATCGACCTTCTCGATCGGAAGGAATACCTGAAAGTCCACGCTCACTCCGGGAAGGCTGCCGGGCAAACGAAAAGGCCGCCAGGGAGTGAGTCTTGATAACTCACGCCCTTAGCGGCCTCTGTTGTCAGTCAGCCTGTCGATGGTGAGATTAGGAGATAGTCGCTTCTAAGTCAAGCGCGGCTTTCTTATCAAGTTACGCCGGACATTGAGGCAAAGCGTCGAGGTCATTTCCGAATCGAGCGTCGGGACCGTACCTCGCCAGATCGATGTGCCAGCTTGGCCAGCCCTTCTCAATACGCTCAAGCGCGCCATTCCAGGCTGCTTCCATGGTGTCGTAAAACGTGTGGTTCGCGCTGACCACAAGATAGCTCCCGCCCTCAACGCCTTCCGGGATATCTTCCCCCAGAATGACGAATCCAAGTTCTCCTATCTTTTTCGCGTGAGCTTGCGGAAACTGTTCACCTACTCGATTACCCGCAATGAGCGCGCGACGTTCGCGCACCAGGTGCTGGTCGCACACGTGTGGATGCCATTCGGTGTTGGGGTAGATAGGTCCTTCGGGGTTGGTGAAAGCTGTGCCGCCCCATTCGCGTCCCATCTTGACGATGTTGACGCCGCAGTTTTCACACTGGTGGGGACCGTAGTAGACGATCTTCGAGTTTCGAAAGGTGATTGGTGTCACTGATTTTTCTCCTGCGTAGGTAAGTTGCCCGGCTCGTACCCGGACGCACTTACTATAAGGCCGAATCAATGACAGAGGGTTATCAATGTTGTTCCACGTGGAACTTATCCGCTTTAGCGCGCTCCTGGTCGAGCAGTTTCTGGTAGCAGCGCATGCATAGCGTATGTTTCTTGTCGATGCGCATCCTGCGATTCCGCGGGGAGCGGAACAGGGCGGGGCGGCCACAGCCTGCGCAGTGCTTTAGTGTCGCCATGACCACACCGATGGTTCCACGGGAAAGCCAGCAGGACGCCGCATGATCTCCATGCATAGCGAGATTTTCTTCCAATCAACTTGGCAGCCGTAGTGCGTCAGGCGCCAGCGTACCCGTGTTGATAAGGCAGGCTTCCGCTTGCGGACGTAGCGAAGGTTCGGCATTCAGAACACCCTGCGCGGGACTTGCACATAGGCTCCCGGCTGGTCCGTGTTGATGCAGACTCGGGCGGCGCCGCGCAGGGCATCGGCATCGAGCACCTCAGGAAAGCGAAACGGTGCCCCGGTCCGAACAGTGTGGTTGGTTTTTACGAGGCGCAATACCCCGAGCTTTGACCAATAGTTGAAGGCGCGGTTGACCGTATGAAGCGTGGAACCTACGGAATGGGCCAACTCCTCTTGCGATACCGGCACGAGGGCCGAACCGCTGCGGTCAGCAATGTCCAGCAGCATATCGGCAATCCGCTCGGCTACCGGGCAGGTGGCATTCAGGATGGCGCGCCGTTCGAGGTCCGCCAGGCGCCGCTCGGTCAGGGATAGCAGTGCCAGGGGGATTGTTTCAGTGTCACGCAACACGGCGTCCGTGACGGCTACGGTATGGCACCGCTCATACGGAAGGCCAACGATCTCGCCTATGCAGTGGAAGTGCAGGATGACCTCCGCGCCTTCTTTGGTGACAATGAAGGACTTCAGCAGCCCCTTCATGATCACGGTGGGGACGCGACCCGTAGCGCCCTGACGCCAGAGCGACTTACCGGCCCTAAGGTCACGGTGCATGTCTTACTTGGCCCGCTCTAGCCGGAAGTAGAGCGTCTTGCCGCCGTTGGCCTTGCTGGAGGAAAGGAGTTGTTTGTCCCGCTTGGCCATCTTGCGCAGACAGCTCCTTCCGTAGAACGCAACCTTCTCGTTCTCGGAGCGGATCGGCGCCGGGATGCTATCGATGGAAACGACCTTGCCCGTCGTAATCCGGACCACCGGAGCACTTACCGTAGTAGCGGGCGTATTGATAACACTGCTCATAACACTGCTCACGTTGGCCACTTTGATTCCCTCCCTCTCCTTTGCCCACTGCTTCGGTTCGAGTCCAAGCTTCTTGCGCCTGCGGTCAGCTTCCTGGTGCGCCCACTCGATCAGGTCATCCGCATAGGGACCGAGCATTTCGTACGCCGGGCCGGGATTCTTCACCATGCGTCATTGCTTTCTCGACCCAACCGATGTGCCCAGCGTAGGCCGCACCACGAACTGCTCAAGTCCTTCATTGATAAGCCGGGCCGCAACTTCTTCGACGTTCGAGCCCCAGATGCCGCGCTCTGCGATCTGCTGCATAAGCTGCACGGCCTGCCATGAAAGCGCTACCTGGATCTTCACGATCCCACCTCGACGCTGGCCACTTCCCCGACCGCCATGCCGCCGACCAAGAGTGTTGCGGGATCGACCGGCTTCTTGCCCACGTGCACGAAGTTGAATTCCCCGCGTGCGAGTTGTTTGAGCGCGAACTCATCGTTGGGGTACGCCTTTTCGATCTCATCCGCGAATTGCCGGAGCACGATCTCTTCACCGCCATCCCGGTATTGCATGCCCTTCGGTACGCGCATGTGGATGGTTTTGAAAGCCTTGTTGCCGGGCGTGAAGACTTTTATTTTGAGTTGGCGGAGGGGTTTCACGCGACCACCTTCCCGTTCCCAGCCGCCAACGCCGGCGCAACCACTCGCCGCATGTGCTCCTCGCAGGTGCTCCGGTTGGCCCAACACTTGTCGCAAAAGAAGAACAGGATCTTCCGCATCACCCGCGATGTGCCGCCGCTCTTGAAGGTCCGCAGGCACCAGTTGCACTTGATGGGCCGCCCGTGGCCTGTTGCCTTTACTCTGGGTCTCATGCTGGGTGCTCGATTCTGCGCTTGCGGCGTTCAAGGAACTCGTTGAATAGGTTCAGCAGCGTGATCGGTGACGGCAGGTGGATAAAGTCGCACTCTTCCTCGGTGAGGGGCTCAAGCGCGGCTTTGTAGTTCGCCAAACAGAGTTCATAGGCCTGCGTGGCGTCGGAGGACTTCAGGCGCTCATTGTCCAGTTCGGCCTGCAGTTTCTGCTCGCGGGTCAGTTCGCCTTCAAGAGCTTGAACGTCACCGCGATCAGTGGCGCGGAGCAGTTCGACTTGCTCGCGCAATCCAATAACTTCTTTCAGTAAGTCCGCCGGGACGGCAGCCGTGCCCTTTTTGAATGCGGCATTGAGCATATCTGCCACATCCTGCGCGTGTTCCTTGTTGTCGTAAAAGGTGGATTCGAAGCAATCGTCAGGCGTGAAGCAGACGCCCCACACACCGCCGGCGCCGCAGTGATCACACCCGACGCTTTCGAGTTCGACCTTGTATGGCTCGCTCACGCCTGCACCTCTTCCTTCCATCGCCCAATCTTCTTCGCGATCTTGATCGTCGCCAGAGTCACGCTGCGCACAACCGTGACGGTCTGATTGCTGTGCAGATGCTTCGGGTCCCAGCCTTGCTCGGACAACTGGCGCAGGATTTCATCGCGGCTGGAGTCTGGATTCAGCAGGACGGCCGTGCGGACTGCTTCAGTCAGGCCGTTGTTATCGGGCACCAGATGGGCTTCGACGGCCTCGTCATAGCCGGGGCAGCTTTCGACCGGCAGGCGCGCGTTGATCCGGCGGGCAGATTCGATGTACCACCTCTGCGCCGGCTCCGTGAGCGACTCCCAAACCGTCTTGTCGGCCTTGTAGACCGCTTTGGTCAGCCGCGCGAGGTAGAGTTCCTTCGACTCGCTCCGGCTCTTGGGCGCAAAGTCGGTTGTCTCTGCGGCGGCAACTAATTCCTGATAGACGGTCATGTTGAAAAGAGCATAGCGCGACTTATCAATCACGCAAGGACTTATTAAGTTCCTTCAACACTAATGAGGAATTCTTGATTAGATTCCTGGTTCAACCTAGAATCCGAGGTGATGGACCGCCTTCCCATTCACGACAGAGTGCCACTGGTAGAAGACCCAAAGCATGCGCCGCGGCCACGCATCAAGGCTCCGAAGCGCGTAGAGGTGCAGAAGCGGCCGGGCGGCAGCAGGGAGCAGTACCGCATCATCGGGGAGTACGAGCTTTACCAGTTGGGCCGGCTGGGTTGCACAAAGGACGAAGCCGCGCAGTTCTTCGGGCTTTCAAGCTCTGGGTTGAGCAGCCGCCTGCACAATAACCTCGAACTGCGCCTCGCATGGGAACGCGGTTCCGCGCAAGCAAAGATTGGGTTGCGCCGCCTGCAGTTGCGCCACGCTGAACAGCTTGGCGACGCCGGCGTAAAGATGACCATCCATATGTCCAAGCACCAACTCGGCGAGGTGGATACACAGGTCGTCACCCATGCCGGCAGCGAGGCGAACCCGATTCGTGTCAAGGTAGAACGCGAGGAACTCATTGGGCGGATCGTCGGTAATCGAACAATTGAGGCGGGAGAAGGATCTTAGGCAGCGGCTCGAAACCCTGTCGGACGAAGAACTCCTGAACCTTGCCTATGATTGGAAGTCCTGGGCGCGCCCTACTCAGCTTGCACCCACATGGGATTGGGCCACGTGGCTGGTTCTCGCCGGCCGCGGCTTCGGAAAAACTCGCATCGGCGCCGAACAGGTCCGCCAGTGGATCAAGGACGGCTACAACCGCGTCAACTTCATTGCGGCCACGGCCGATGACCTTCGCGACATCATGGTTGAGGGCGAGTCGGGCATTCTTGCGGTCTGCCCTCCCGATGAGCGCCCGACCTACCGGGTCAGCAAGCGCCGACTTGAATGGCCGAATGGTGCGATATCCCTGCTGTTCACAGCCGCTGAACCGGAAAGACTGAGAGGTAAGCAGCATGAGGCTCTGTGGGCGGACGAAATCGCAGCCTGGCAGTACGCGCAGGATGCTTGGGATCAGGCCATGTTTGGTTTGCGTCTCGGCCGTAACCCACGGACCATTGCGACGACAACGCCCAAGCCCACCAAACTTATCCGCGAACTAATTAAAGACCCTACTGTAGCTGTAACTAAGGGCACCACTTACGAGAACAAGACCAACCTTGCTCCAACCTTCTATTCGAAGATTATCAAGAAGTACGAGAACACCAGGCTCGGCCGGCAGGAGCTGAATGCCGAGGTCCTTGATGACAACCCCGGCGCGCTCTGGAAGATGGCCGACATCGAAGAGACGCGCATCACGCATGATGAGTTCAAGAAGCTCGAGCTCTCGCGCATCGTGGTTGCCATCGATCCGGCGGTAACGAGCAACGAAGAGTCCGACGAGACCGGCATCATCGTGGCCGGACAGGATTTCGGAGACAACACGCATTACTACATCCTCGAGGATGCTTCGGGCATTTACACGCCGGATGGCTGGGCCAGCAAGGCCGTGCTGCTCTACCACAAGTGGGAAGCAGACCGGATTGTGGGCGAAGTGAACAACGGCGGCGACATGGTCGAGACCACCATCCGCCACAAAGATCCGAACGTCTCGTACAAGAGCGTCCATGCGTCCCGCGGCAAGGCGGTGCGCGCCGAACCCGTGAGCGCCCTCTATGAGCAGCACCGGGTTCACCATGTGGGCACGCTGGGAACGCTCGAAGATCAGCTTATCAACTGGAATCCCAAGACGGACGATGATTCTCCCGACAGGTTAGACGCTGATGTGTGGGCACTTACAGAGCTTGCCGGCGAATGGGAAGGCTGGGAAGGGCTGCTGAAGCACTACCGCGGGGTCGCCACAGCGGCCGTAGAAGATACCAAGAAGCCTGAGCCGGTACCGAAGGCCGACGGCGTCAGGCCGGCGCCAGAGTCCGTAGAGGCAAAGGTCCCAAAGCCACTGCGCGCCTACAACGAGATGCTCGCTAAGCTCACGCCGATAGACGCCTGCTCGAAGTGCGGCAAGCCGCTTGGCTCGAATGTGAGCACTGATGGCTTCAATAGCTGGCATCCGGAATGCGACAAGCCGAGTTGGGCCACTGCCGATTGATAAGTCAGCGCTGCGGTAAGATTCGAGTTAGTTAGATGGGAGTTAGCCCATGAATTTTGACGATAACGAAGAGGTTTCGGACTTCTTCGGCAAGGCGCCTCTTGGCGGCACTCAGTCGCCGATAAGTCCAGGATTCGGGATGTCTGGTGTTCCAGGTGACTTCCGTGGCGGCCGGCGCGCACCGCAAAGCTTGCGTGGCTCACGCGCGGATGCTCTTGTGCCGCGTGTGCCAGCGGAACTCTTGGCACCCGACAGCGAGCCCGCTCCCAACCCCAACGACCGCCAGGGTATGCCGGCGCCGTACATCGATGACATAGACATCGATCGCAACTGGTTTTCTCCCTTCCAGCCGGTCTATCCGTTTGGGCCGCCCTATGTGAACTACCCGCGCGAATGGGATTACCCGGTCGGCGTCAACCTCGAGTACAACCCGGCGCGGTTCCAGCTTTACTCCATGCTGCGCGCCCTGGCCGAAGGCAGCGGCATCATCTCTACGGTCCGCGAAGCCCGCATCGACGAGCTGGTCGGCCTGCCGTGGAAGTTCACCGTGAAGGACACGAAGACCGGTAAAGACTCCGATGACGACCCGCGCATCCAGGAGCTGAACGACTTCTTCAAGAAGCCAGACCGCAAGAAGCCCTATCCGATGTGGATGCGGATGATCTTCCGCGACCGCTATACGATCGATGCCGCCAGCGCGTACATCTGGCGCAACAAGGCGCAGAACAAACCCTACGCAATAGAGGCATTGGATGGGGCCTCGATTAAGCCGCTGATCGATGACTCCGGCCGTATCCCCGACTGGCCGAACCCGGCGTACCAACAGATCATCAAAGGCATGCCGATGAACAACTACACCGAGCGGGAGATTATCTACATGCCCGCCCGGCCGCGGACCGAATTCCCCATCATGGGGTATTCGGAGATCGAGCAGATCCTGATGGAGGCCACCCAACAGGTCCGCAAGACGCTCTACATGTTGAATTTCTGGAAGGAAGGCACAATTCCCGATGTGATGTTGGGCGTGCCTGAAAGTTGGACTCCCGAACAAATTGCGACCTGGCAGGCATCCTTTGATGCGCTGCTGTCCGGGAACCTGAAGCTCAAGTCGAAGATCCGGTTCATCCCGGGCGGCATGAAGCCCTTCGAGATGAAGGGATCGGCCGGCGACTTGCTGAAGTCTGATTACGACGAGTGGATGGCGCGCATCGTGTTCTTCTGCTTCCGCATGGACCCGAAGCCCATGGTGAAAGAACCGGAGCCGCGGTCGAACGCAGAGCAGATGAAAGAGCAGATGCGAGCCCAAGGGCTCAACACCGAAATGGTCTGGTGGTCTGCCTTCATGGAAGAGTTGATCCGCGTCGGGTGGGGCTGGACCGACATCAAGCACGTATTCAACGAAGATGAGGACATTGCGGCGACCGACCAGGCGACGGTGGACGCTTCTAACTTGAAGGTTGGCGCCCGCACCGTGAACGAGTTGCGCGAGCGCGACGGTCTGGACCCTGTCGACGGCGGCGATGAGCCGATGGTCTATACCGGATCCGGCGCCATGCCGCTGAAGGTTCTGGCGGCCCAAACGGCGCTTCCGGTGCCCGCCGCGCCCGGTGGTAAGCCTGGTGCAAAAAAATCTGCGGGGGACAAGGGGGCCGGCAAGGCAGCCGACAGCCCTTTAGCAAAGCGGGTAAGTCGCTGGAACAAATATTAGCGGCCTACCTCAAGCGCAAGGGCAAGGAAATTGCCGCCTCAATTGTGGTCGAAAAACAGGAAACGCCGGATATTATCAAGGCCGCCGATTTGCCCGACTTTGAGGAGTTATTAAGCCGCCTCGAACTGCACATGGATTGGGGTGACTTGATAAGCGAAGTTACTCCGCATCTGGGCGCAGACGCCGAAGCCGCGGCGCATGATTTTCTTATCAATCTCGGCATCACGGAAGCCAGAGACAAGGCCCTCTGGACCCGGGTTTCGGAGCACGTCCGGCAGATGGCCCAGCAGCGCGCGGCAGAGCTTGTGGGCAAGCGCGTCCTCGAGGATGGCCGCATTGTCGACAATCCCAACGCCGAGTGGGCCATCACGGAGACGACGCGCGAAAACCTGCACGACCTGGCCGAAGATGCGATCGCTGAAGGCTGGACCGTTAACCAGCTGCAGCACAAGATCACCGAAAGTGAAGACTTCTCGCCGGCGCGGGCGCTGAATATAGCGCGGACCGAGAAGGCGTACGCGCAGAACCGGGGAGAGCACACTGCGGCCAAGGATGTTGGGTTCACCCACAAGGAATGGAACATGGCCGCCGAGGCCTGCGACGAATGCCGTGAAAATGAGGAAGCCGGCCGGATCGGCATTGACGATGTGTTTCCCTCTGGCGATGAAATCCCGCCGGCGCATCCCGCCTGCAGATGTGATGCGCTGTACTATGAATCAGCCGAAGACGAACCCGAAACCGAAGAGGAGTAAATGCAGCGCATTGAAATAGAGGAACACCGTCCGAAGCCCGCCACAGCCTCTATGCCGACCACTGCGGAGGTGATCCAGCGCGCCGCGGCGATGCTGGCCCCTATCCTGCCGCCTGAGTTCTACGGCCGCATCACGTTCTTCTATGAGCACGGGCGCCCGAAGCGTTACGTCGAAGAGCGGAGCATTCAGCTTTGACTTTCATCGTGTCCAAGCCGGCGGCCGACGTCCTGCGCCAGAGCATGTTCATCTACCACGATGACCTTGGGGTGCGGGTGCCGGAAGGGGTAACGCTCACTCCGGAGATTCAGCAGGAGATCGAGGCTTTTCTGCGCTCGGTGCGGATTCCCGTGAAAGAGGCTGCAACTTCGGTTTTGGCTGCAGTTCTGGAACAGCAGGGGATTTCTGTGGATTCGAAGCGCGCGGTGCACTAGCGGCGATCTCTTCAAGAGCCTTCTTTGCCTGCCCGTACCGACGTACCAGCGCCATCAACGCCCACCAGGCCGTCACTTCCTTGCCGCAGTCCTCACACGTGATGATCTGTCCGTTCTCATCGATCTGCAGGTGGTTGTGGATGCAGCGCGGATGGGGCTTGCCGTTGATCTCTACCTGCGTGTCGGGGGCGGAATCCGAGTAGCGGATGCGCAGGTCGCCGAACTGGTAGATTTTGGCCAAGGTTAATCCTTTGCTCGCGCATTCGGGCAAGTAAAGTTCGCCGGCGTGGTCACCATCTCCAGCCGAGTCGACACGATAGCGCAGCGGCCATACCGTTCCGCGCGGTGCCCATCGAATCCGCCTAGGTAGGGATTGTTGACATCCCAATGCAGGCATTCACCGCAACGCACTGATGTGTCCGTAATCACCATAGCTTCGGGGAATAAACAGCTCATTGCTGTTCGCCCTCGATCGTCAGCGGTTCGTCCTTCGCTTCCTGGGCTCCGTGCGCGGCCGCCAGATGGCCTACCTGCTGCTCGAGCTCCTGGGGTGAGTACACCCGGTCCAGATGCGCGAATGCGAGGTCTGACGTCGGCGCCGCTTCGGGTTGGGCTTTCTTCTTCGCCATCGAGGATTCCTATCGTACACCGGCCGCGCCGTTGGTGTCTTTCCCGTTCTTGCGCTGGATCAGATGGACCAGCAGTGCGGCCTGTGTGGGCTTGAAGTCCGCGAGTCCTGGCCAATTGCGTCGCGCGATGTCGAGGATCTCGAGTTTCGCGAGGTGCGTGCGTTCGTAGACTTCGTCAACCAGGTCGAGGAGGGTCACAGGTGTGATCTTTCCCAAAATCTGCCATTTGGGAACCATTCAGAGGGAGCGTCGAACGTTTCACATTCAGCGATATACCTCATCTTGGCAGGTGTCGGGAGAGCGTCGCGCTCCATCTGCACGGTAGAGAAGACATTTGCCAAAAGATTCGGGTGAAGTTCTTCCAGCGCCTCGACGTACAGATCCACCGTCTCAGGCAGCAGGCAGCCGTTCGGGTAGCAGGTGGAAAGCAGGGTTATAGCTTGCGCGATTGCGGCTCTTTTCTCCGTGGTTTCAAAGAGGATGGCGAGCCGTGGTAGGGCGTAGACTTCGGTTCCGTCTTGTAGTTTTCTGCGGTACATAAATCTCCTTTGGGGTTGCCTTTGGTTGCGACCTGGATCTACGCCAAGTCCATTTCTGGCTGATGTACGAGCGCCGTCTGATTGGCCTTGCGCCAGTGCCTGAGCCAGTAGGCTTCGAACTTCTCGATCCCCGAAAGCATAAGCCCCATCCCGTCATGATCCTGGTCTCGCTTAGGGAACTTTTTTGGACTGCGGTAAATGAAGTCCAAGCCATCGTCAAGGGTAAGTCCCATAGCTTCAAAGGTTTTAAGAATGGTTTCTGGGATATGCCACGGCTCAGTGACTTCGATTACAGGTTTGGTCCACTCTTTGTAACTCAAGCGGCGCGCGGGCTCTATCTCTTTTTCGACCCTTTTTCTCTCCACACCGAACTTCTTGACGAACTTGTGCAGCCATTCGAGGTCCTCTCCGGCAAGCCGCTCAGAAGTTTGGGCTTCGGTCTCTGCGCCCGACAACTCGCGCAGCACCGCTCCGCTCGGCCAGAATTTCGCTTCCTTGATCGCCCGGCTGAATCCGAGGGCCAATTGGGATGGGTTCAGGTCTTCCAGTGCGATCCAGTAGGACGCTTGTGTCTCCTGAGTCAACGGGCGCTCGTAAAAGGCCGAGAGAAGCACCATTGCCAAGGCCACAGCTTCTTTCTTCTCGTGAGTTGCGAATATATTCCTCAGTTGCGGCAATGTTGCCGGTGATAACGCTCTGTTTGGTGAATCCACGTTTTTCCTCCTGTGATCGGACAGGGAACAGGCCCTGCCATGAGTTGAGGATTGATTGTTCGAGCACAGCCGCCGGGCCATGCCCCTGTTTGCGTAATTTGTCGAGAGTTGAGACCGCTATTTCCATCGCGCGTGCTGTCATCGGCTTTTTGTTGATTTTCCGCATAGCAACGTAGTCGGCCCAGATCTCAGCAGGGATCCAGTCAGGAAGGCGGAACTCTTCAGGTGAAGGCTTCTTGCTTTCAGGTTTACGACCAGTGGAGCCTGCCGTTTTTGCAGGCGGAGCAAGGGGTATTTGTATTTGGGGTTGTTCTTGAATTACTCCTACACCAACACCATCTCCTACACCAACACCTACACCTAGCGGAAATTTTCCAAAATCTTCAGAAATTTTCTGAAAAGGTTGATACGGAAGGCGGTTATCGTTACGCCACGCGAGAAGTCGATTTTGGAACTGATCGCGAACTTCCCGGCTTGGTGCGGGGGAATTGCGATCCTTCGCGGTTTTATACCGACGGAGCCATTTTTCAGAAGTAGCGAATTCGCACCACCAAACCCCTGTAGTTTCTACCTGATACAGAATTGCCAGGCAGTTTTTCTCATATTCCTGAAAGACCGCCCACAAAGTGTCCTTTTCGGGAGGTTTCTGAAAATTTCGGAAAATTTTTGAAATGACTGATTTGTAAGAGAGTTCCAGACGAGCGTAGCCATTTGCGCCAAGAAAACAGCGCGGCCAATAAAGCTGCGCGAGATCGCTGCAAGCAGCAAGTCGTTCACCGGAAAACAAGCCTTCTGGATCAATGATGGCCACTAGCCCACCCGCCAAACCCTGGTCCCGGCAACGCCGTTTTCTACGACCGAACGGCAGGTGTATTTTCCGCCATGCCTCTTGGCGCGATTGCACGCTTGGCCGGCAAAAATGTTGATCGCCTTATTTGGAACAAAGAAGGAATCCCCAATCTCCATCTGGTCCCAGGGATATTTGTAAAAACCACCATGGACGCGATTCCGCGGTGTTAACCGGACGCCGTAATCAACTTGCATTTCGGGAACGCTCCGCCATGTACCGGAGGCTGGTTTCAGGCAGGCCCAGCGCGGCGAGAGAGGTGCAGCGGGGGCTCACCGTCTCTCGTCAGTGAACCCACCATGTCCGGATCATGACTCCGGATTGCTGCGTGCAGTTTCTCGGTGGTCGAGGGGGTCTGCGAAAGTTATTGAAGCATGACTTTGGGGGACTAAACGGACAATCTTCGGACCTTCAACACTACTGCTTAAAAATCCGTTACCTTCGAGGCAACCCTGGCGGGAATCCTGATTTATATATGGGGCGCGAGCGGCCGGCGACCTTGGAGGTGATGCCTGGCGGAATCACGGAACGTCAGCCGCTCACATCCGAAGCGTACCAGCATCCTGGCCGATTACAACGATCGGTTTCCGCAATGGTGGTCAATAGAGCCAGGAATTCTTCTCACATCCGGGCGGGGTAACTACCGAATCGCGGGACGGTTTGAAACTAAAGTACGGTACCGATGTGGACAAAAGTGTGACGGAGGTTTGGTGGACTATTCCGCACAAGTTATGGCGCTCTATTGACTTACAGAAATGCTATGGTTGAGTCTTGAGGCCTACCTGTGGAACTTTCCCCTCCTGGACAAACCTCATGCAAGAGAACAGCCGCCACGATTCAGGCTATATTGGGGCTCAACACACGCTAGGGCACGTAGATTGCCCGGCGTGTGAGGGTCTCCGTCAAATGCAGCTTCTTGATGCTTCACTCCCTTTTGTTGCCGCGGTTCGGATTTGGCTTACCAATCATTCGCCTTACGTCCGGCCATCGACCCTTCGGATTTACAAGCAGTACGCCGGCCGCCTGGTGGATTTCTTTGGCCAACTGCCGCTGAAGGAATTCCACGTCGGCCATCTCAGGGCCTACCAGCGACACCGTCTCGAAAGGTGCGCGCCTCACCGGATCAACGGCGAGGTGATCAGTGTTTTGGGCCCAGTGCTCAAAGAGGCAAACCTCTGGCATCGGATCGGCGATGTCTACCGGCCGCTGCCGGTGCCAAAGAAGAAGGTGCGCCAGAACATGAGCCCCGAGGAGGAGCGCCGGCTTATCGCCATTGCGCTTGATGCCTCGAAGCCGCGGCGGCTCCTGGCGGGGCACTGCTTGATAATCATGGCCAATACCGGGATGGGGTTTGGGGAGTTGCGGCACCTGAAGCGCGAAGACGTGATCCTGAATGAGTCGAAGCCGTTCGTGACCGTGAATGAAGGCACGAAGAACGACTTCCGCATCCGCACCATCCCACTCAACTGGCTGGCGCTCCGGTCGATGCGCTGGCTGCTCCACCGCTGGGAAGACATGGGCGGTTCAGAGCCGGTCGAGTACATCCTGCCGCGGCATGCGAGGCGTGGCGAAGATCCCAAAGCCAAGTTCATGCAGCCGATGGAAGGGATTCAGCAAGCCGCGAAGGGCATCCTGAAGGAAGCCGGGCTGGCCTCGATGGTGATTTACGACATGCGGTCACACTTTGGTACCAAACTGCTGAGCGATCCGAATGTGTCGGACCAGCTTTTCGGGGAGATATTCGGCCACAGCGATACGCGCACCCGCGACCGTTACTCGAAGCAGCGCATGGAGAAGAAGTCGGTTGCGATCGATAAGCTGTGCCTTGAGGAAGCGCCGACGTCGCGGCTGATTGCGTTCCCTGGTGGACGAAAATAATTATTCTCCGATTTCACTTGACTGCAAACAGCAGGCATGAGAATGTGGTTATCAACACAATGAAGACTCAGTACACACTGGCAGAGGTTGTCGAACTCCTCAAGAGAGCAAAGGGCGAAAAGACCCAGCGCGCTTTCGCGACGGAGGTCGGTATATCGAACCAGTTTCTGTGGCAGATACTGAATGGGCAACGCACTCCCAGCGATGTCGTTCTTCGGTACCTGGGACTTGAGTCCGGATACGTACGCCGCAAAACCGCAGCGTAGACAGCACCATAACCGAGGCGTTTGATGATTGGCTCTCCGGCAAAAATCGTTGTAGGCTCGAAACCACAAGAATCTCCGCGGATCTTGAGGTTTGGGCTGTCGGAAACCGCAGAAGTTTACGCCCGCCAGATTTCAACGCCATAAGGCGCAGAACCAAAGCGGTCCGAGGGATTGGAGCCCTCTTCCCGAATGCGTTACCCATCTTTCTATCCCAGCGATCCCGAGAAGCACGCCGAACAGGTCGCCCTGGCGCTAGCCCAGCTTGCCCGGCGCGCCGAAAAAGAGCGCAAGGCCCGGCAGCGCCAGTTGGACACGCCCGGCGGCCGGCTCTGGCGCACCATCTACACCCGCTTCCATGAGATCGAGGCACCCGACATGGTGCCGGTCCACACGGCCACATGCCCGAACTGCGGCTGGGAAGGCTGCACCGACTGCGCCAACGGGATTGCGCCCGGCGGCGCCATGGGAGGCCTGTGATGCCAGTTCCCGCCTGCCCCACCTGCAGCAATCCGCACGACCCGGCGATTGAGTGTCGGCTTGAAGCCCGCCAGTCCATGGCTGAATTCCGCCTGTCGGTAATGCTGGCCGATATCGAGGAAGCGGACGCAAAGCTTGAAACGCTGCGGACACAGGAAACGGAAGTCCGCGCGATCCTGGTGGCCGCTCTCGGGACACTGGCCTACCGCGCCGAGGAAGCGAAGTTCCGGTTCGAGACCGGCCAATGGGCCGACCTTCGGAACCACAACGAGGACCTCGCGAAGGCTGCCCTGACGGTCGGCAATGCCCAAGCAGCGCACGCCGCGATCCTGGACTACATCGCCACGGCGGAAGACGAAAAGACGGCGGCCGAGGTTGTGTTCAACGCCATGAAGGCGGGTGCGTGATGCATCACCGCAACGCCATCCACGGCATCGTCTTCGGGCTGATCCTCGAAGTCACTTTCGTGGTCGCCATCTGTCTGGCGCTCAGCGCCTACCACTTTGTGCGCCCCATTCTGCGTTTGCCGGTAATCGACACCCTTCACGCAGCAGTGCTGGCGTTCATCTGCGGGTTCCTAACCTGCGCCGTCCCGGTGTGGATCGCGGTGCGGAAAGGAGACAGCCGCTAATGTCGCTTCTGCTCATTTTTTCAATTCCGACGTTCATCGCCGTCGCGCTCTGCATCTGGCGCTACACCGCCGATGTTATCGAGCCGCGCATGGGGGCCGAATAAGTGATTGCCCTCAACTCAGCCGCGCTGTGCCTGGATTGCAAAACGATCTTCGCCGGCCTGTCGAAACCCTGTCCCGCCTGCGCCTCGGCTAACAGTATGGCGCTTGCCCCTGTGCTCAACCGTGAAACGGATGGGTGCGCAACGGAAGCCGAAGTCAACCAAGGAGCCGAAAGCTATGTCTACCAACCCTGCCAATCCTGAATATCTGCGCCCGGGTGAGGACGAAGAGGATGTCGAAGAGATCGAATCGTCATCCGCCCTGACTGCGATCGAGGAAGCTGACCGGTCGCACATGATCCGGACCGCCAAGCAGAATCCCCGCAGCATCACCAAGTTCATCACCGACCTGAAGGAAATCGCCTGCTTCAACCAGCAGACCGCGATGGAGATGATGTACTCCGTCCCGCGTGACGGCAAGCAGCTTATCGGGCCATCGATCGGGTTCGCCGAAGCCGCGCTCGCCGTATGGGGCAATGCCCGCGCCGGGTCCGAAGTAGTCGAAACCAACCCACATGAAGGCTATGTGGTCGCAGAAGGCCGCTTCTACGACTGCGAAAAGAACGTGGGGCGCGCCATCCGCAAGCGCCGGCGGATCGTGGCAAAGAAGATCACGCCCGATTCGATCCAGGTGACCGGCGACGCGGCGTGCTCAATTGCCACGCGCGAAGCCATCCTGCGCAGCATCCCAAAGCCGTTGTGGAAGCCAGTGTGGGAACAGGCGAAGGAGACCGCGCTCGGCAAAGCAATGAGCGTCGATCAGGCCCGCAACGCCCTGGTGGACGTGTTCAAGAAGATGGGCATCACTGAGGTTCAACTGTGCAACGCGCTGCAGGTGGCCGGCATTGCCGACATCGGCGGCGACGAGATCATCGCGCTGCAGGCATGGAAGAAGCAGCTGAACGAAAAGCAGTGCACCCTCGAGGACCTGTTCGGCTCGCCGCTTGATGCCGAGATCGAGCAGATCATGAACGACCTGCAGTGGAGTTCGACCAAAAAGAACATGAGCCGCGATGCCTACAAGGGCCGCCGCGAAGAGCATTTGGCTTACCTGAAGCAACAGGCCGCGGCTGCCGGCAAGACGGTCACCGAGAAGGTCACGCCGATCAAGCAGACCGAACCGAAGCCGGAAGCGACAGCCGAGACCAAGCAGGAAGTCGTTCAACAGGAAAGCAAGCCTTTGGTTGACACGGTTGACAAACAGCCCGAAAAGGGCAAACAGGAGCCGCCCGCCAAAAAGCAGCGCGCAATCAATTGGTCATAGGTTTCCGCAGAGCGACCAGGCTCCGGCGATTCTGCGGGAAAAGGAGCGGGAGTTAGTGCACCCGAGGTAACGCCCGGGACTCCCGCTCAACACAAAGGCCGCTGTTGGAGGCGGCGAGAGATGGAAGAAAAGGCAATCATCATTCCGATTCATCAATGGACCAACGGCGGCGATGAAGTCCTGGTCGTACGGTTCGTGGACAAGCAGGGGCGATCTGCCTCGAAACGCTTGCAGGACGGTCGCTCGGTAGATGCGGCTCCGTTTCAGCACCCGATAACCGTAGGCGAATCTGTCACCGCGCCCGACTGGGACCCGCGCGGCGTGTGCGGTGGCGGAATTCATGGCTGGCCGTGGGCCATGAGCCTCGGTGCCGGAAAGGACCCCGATTGGGGCGCGCTGTGGCAGGTATATGGCGTGAAGCCAGAGGACATCGTTCCGGTTGAAAGTGACGGCAAGATCAAGTTCCGCACCGGCATCTTGCGCCACATTGGGACCTGGAACACGGCGACAGATTTCGTTCTCCGTGGCCAGATGGCTTGGGTCCATGCCTCTGCGAGTGGCGCGGCGAGCGCAACTGGTTGGAGTGGCGCGGCGAGCGCAACTGGTGAGAGGGGCGCGGCGAGCGCAACTGGTGAGAGGGGCGCGGCGAGCG